CTTCGTTAAGGGGTTAGCAGAAGGCGGAAGAGTAAGTCAAAGTGGTCTTGCTATTGTTGGTGAGCGTGGGCCTGAACTAGTCACACTTCCTAGAGGAGCGCAAGTACACTCTAACTCAGCATCAAAGGCAATGGCCTCTTCAGTAACTAATCACATAACAGTGCAAGTCACAGGAAGAGTCGGTGCTTCAGATACTGAGATACGAGACATCGCAAACAAGGTAGCGAGGGAAATCAACTCAAGAATGAATAGAACATCAACATCGGTGGTGAAATTTTAATGGCAACAAGTGAAGGATATGCAGGGTCAAACTTTCGTGTTTGGCTAGAACTACAAAGAAGGAACGAGATAGGTGGAGATAGGGCAGTCAATAGAATACCCCTCTTCGTCAATGAGATTTCAATTGGAACACAGAAGACAGTTCCAACCCTTCCTATTCCGTTCGGTTCGTTGGCAACAGGAAAGTCTGAGACACTGGCTTTCGATATGGGTATAGCAAGCAAGAACGTATCGCTTAATGGAATACTGTTGAATCAAAGAATATCAAAGGATACAGGAGAGAACGCTGGTTCTGCAAAAGACAAGATACTCACTCCATTTGAGTTAGCACAACTGATACACTCTTATGTAGACAGCAGTGCAGCACAGGATGACCAGTCGATTAACAAGATAATCATTCTGATTCCTAGTAGAATAGATACCAACTTCAACTACCATTCTAGCCATAACCCCTCTAATCCTAATGCACCTGAAGGTTCTGAAACAATGGACATGGCTGAATTACCATTGATACCATTTACGTTTGATAATAGGAGATATGATGAGAGATTCAAGAGAGCCTCTAATGATTTTATAGAGAGTAACACTGGTATCTCAGATTTCATTGATGAAGCAACAGCAAGTTCTTTTACAGATATATCTGAAGTGGATGAATTGCCCGGAATGACTGGATTCATTCGTTCCTTCAATACTACCTTTGCAGGTGAACAACCCAATAGTGTAGCATTCACCTTAGAGTTTGAAGTTGCTAAGGTTCTCGCTGAGAATCCAATTAACAACTTGTAGGTGAAAGAATGGCAACAAGCACACATGTAGGAGATACAAGGGCATTGATATTCCCTGTCATGTGTGATGGACATCTGAAGATAGAGTATGATGACTACAACAGCGATAACCTAGAAGGAAGCAATACGCTAGACGAATCAAAACATCCTCTTTGGGACTATGGAGGACCATTTAGCATCGAAGCAATAGTTACTCCATACGATATCAATGGAGCAGGACATAGAACATCGGGACAAGGAAGAGTGGATAGCACAAAGACACCACCTAGTCCTAACTTGACTCTTGATGACCATGCCGATACTACTTCTAACTATGAGAGTGTGTCTTATTTCGGAGCAGGAAGAAACTCACATAAGATGATGATATTCTCTAATTCATATTTGAAGTTCTACTTACAGAATACAACATCATCCAACTTCAATCAACCATCAGAGTACAAGATGGTAGTTGAATTGACTGATTCTGTTGGTACGCCGATAACACACACGATAGATACTGATGGTCCTGTTTTTGTCTCGAAGAAAACAATGCATGGTTACTATGATGCAAATAATCCTAGTTTCTATGATGGCATAAGCACTTCATTACGAAGACTTAGTGAGTCAGCAACAGCCGCATTCGACCAAGCATCTATTCAAGTCACAGGTAATCTAACAAACTTCACGAATACTGCGGCTGTTCCACCAACTCTAGGGACGGGAACGATAGAAATTGACGCAGTGCCATCCACTGTCAGTGGAGCAATGGATGTCGGTGCTTCAGCAGCAACTAATGCAACAGCGAAGATAACATTCAGCAGTGGTTGGAGTCCTACTCCGATAACAGCAAGCACTGCTCCTAGTGACAATAATGCTATCATTTTAAGGAACAGACAAACAGGTTCAGGAACTAGTGCAAATAAAACATATAGATTCTTTTACATTGATAATTCTTCCAGTAGTGGTTTTCCTAGTGAGATGCAAGGGGCTGGTGCAAGAATATCGGACTTAAATGGTATGGGGGGCATGACGGGCGGTGGTTTAATAGCCGCTACATTAACCGATGCAGGATATACCTCGACTGATGTATTTGTTCCTGAAGTGGGGTTAACTTCTAGTGGTAGTAATCAACAATTTAGATTCATGTTAACCCAAGCAATCAACGCATTCAATGGTGTTGGAAGCGACCCAAGTTCAGGGTTGGATATAGAGGCCACAACTGTTAGTCTCACAAGTGGGAATACTGGTGTTATTGTTTTGACACAAGATGCTAGTGGTCCAGCAGGAAATCACAGCACAACTCCGAATACTGGTCCTGTTATTGGCTCTAACATTGCGGGTGGCAGTAAACTAACTGCTATCACGTTTGGAGATAACTCTAGTGACGCAACCATCATTGTCGGTGCAGATGCCGTAAGTGGAACAACAGTTGATGCTAAGATTACAATAGCAATGAGAGGAACAAGTGGGTCTCTTCAAACTAGGCTATTCAAGTTCGTTGCTAGTGGAGTAAATGGACAAGCAATATCAGGGACTTCTCCTACTGTATACAGAGTCAGGGAAGCATCCAACACTAGTGGAACTGCGACTCAGTTACGGAATGCCATAAATACAGTGTTTGGCTTACATAGTCAGTTCGATGGCACTCAAGCAGCCGTGGGAACAGGAAGTAATACTAATGTAGTTACTATAACCTCACCAGCAACAGGAACACAATCTAGCCAATCCATAACAGCAACCAGTAATTACGGCTCGGTAGTAACCATTGGCAGCAGTCCATTTTCTAATTTCGTTTCAGGTTCTTCCGCAATTACCCCCACTGCGTTCATCAGTCTAACGGACACTGCTGGAAATACGATAAGATATAAGCCTAGCAAGGGAGATAACAGCGAGACAACTGGTTCTACTGGAACGGAGAATAGTGGAGTAACTTACTTCTTAGTAAATGCAAGTGATAATGCTGCAACTGCTGCAAACCTAAGAAGTGCCATATTAAACAACTCTAATGGTCATGCTCAATTCAGCCCTGCTCTAACTACTAGCATATCAACTAACACGGTTACAATAACTGCAACTGCTGCCAGTGGAAGCCATGCTCTAGCAAACACAGGAATATCATCAGGATTATCATTGACGAACTTCACTGGTGGAAGTGGTAACAGTCTGACAATAGGAACGAACGAAACAGATGAGATTGGGACTGGAAGCGAGATATACAACAACGAAGGAGTTTTGATTGGCACAGTTTCATCTATCTCAGGCAACAACATCACTCTGTCTGCTGCACCTGCTACTCCTGTTACATCCACATTATACACAGAGCAGAAGAAGGAGGCTATGTATCTTGAGCAAATGACAAAGGTAGGAATGTCATTTGACCATAATACCATCTCACTGTATCTGAATAACCAACTGGTAAAGAAGGTGAAGGTGAATATTGGTAAGTTCCGATTGAATAACTCAGATTGCTTTATCGGTCAAGATGGAAGTTTAAACGCTGCAAATAGAAAGGCCACACAGTTCATGGGAGAGTTGTATGAGATAGCCTTCCATAAGTCTGCCAGTCCTTGTGCTACTATAACTACATTAACTCCTAATTACAGTGACACTCTGTTATACTATACGTTTGGTGATTAAATTGGCAAAGGCAAACGGAACTATGGTTTATCCTCTAGCAATAGAGGTCAACGAGGCTGATGCCAATGAAGCATATGCCAGTATGACTACTGAGTTCTCCACTGGAAAGGCATTCAAGGATGTATCTGTGAACCCGAAATTGAAAGCGACATTCGTAGAAGCAGAGCAGAACGGTACTGGTAGTGCTACCTCTGATGTAGTTTCATCTGCTATCTTCACTGAGATTAGAAAAGGGCCATATGGAACATCGATATCTAATGATAGAGCAGATATGATAGGAAACAGAATACTGCCTCATAACAAGACCCTCACTTCATATGCGACAAACAACGAGATAACACCACCATACAAGGTCAAGGTATATGATTCAGCCATAAGCACAGGAGAAACAAACAGGAAGTTTGTATACTCCACTCTCATCAACAGTTCATCTGCACCTGCTACTGACACACTTAGTTTGGATATAGAGAACTATGATTACTTCATTCTGATTAATCCTGAGATATACGATTCCACAACGCAGTCTGATTCGGCAAGACCCCATTTCGCCAAGATAACATCGATTGTGACATTCGATGAGTTTGGAGATGGCTTGGAGTTTAGTCCACAGTATCCTACTCCTATCCCAAAGGGAACTAACTTTGAGGTATTCAAAGGGCCAGCGAAGACAGCAACTGATGTCATGGCTGTTAGTTATGGGCTTCGTGGTGACAACCAAGCAGCAACAGACAACTACGATGTCTTGAATCTAGTTGCCACACCTACGTTCTACTTCTACAATGACAGGTTAGAGCAGGATGACCAACTGGACTACATGGAGAAATACACTTTGACTAGACTTAGGTGGTATGATTACTCTGATACTGTGACAATGACATCCAATACAGCGATAGCACTATACTCAGAAGGCAGTAACACTGTGAAATTCACGACCAATAGTTCAGGAGACACAGACAAGTTATGTGAGGGTATGTCTCTGTTTGACAGTGGAACAGATGAGTGGTATGGAAACATCAAAGAAATTGACAATAATGACATCCACTTAGAAGTTGCATACAAAGCAAAGAGTGCAACAACGAGCAACTTCACCGTGAAGATTGGAAAGGGAATACAGAATATAGTATTCAGAACTCATGCTAGATTGAAAGGCACGATAGAAAGTATTAGTAGAACAAGATTAGATGCTACCCTTGTTGACAATCTCAGAATCACAGATGATTCGGATTCAAACTTTGACCCGATGTTTTGGCACAAGGCGTTCCCAAACATGAAGAGACATGAGACAGATAGTACAACTCCCACTGCTTCAACTCTCGATGGTAATAGGAATGGACCTTCACGATACATCGCATCAGACCCAAGACCAAGAAGAAATGATATTGTTCCTCTAGTAACTGATGTAATCGTAAATAGCCCACAGAACAAGATGAGTAAGATGTGCAAACTGAAAGTCATGAACAACTCAGGCATACTTCCTAAGAAATACAAAGAAGGACATAGGCTTAGAGTATTGAAGAACCTATTCACTGACAAATCAACATTCAAGACTCTTCCATTCAAAGCAAGTAAGTCAGGAACTGTTGCTAATAGCATAGAGTTCCATGATATGGAGGATGCTCATGATTACAAACTATCTGAGAAACTCGCAACAGATTCTGTCATATTAGTCGATGGGTATTATTACGTTGTAGATACAGTTGCTGTGAAGAGCGGTACGACACAGACACTCACAGTAAAGGCCAACAAAACAAAGAACGCAAATACATTCACTGTTGTCAACTCCGTTCATGAGTTCTCTAACTCAGTAGTTAAGATAGCAGCATGGACAGGTGTTCTGAACACAGAGGATGTCGAATCTGATACTCAAGTGCATTACGCAGATGGAAACAGATTGACAGTATCAGATGCTACAATACCAAAGAAGGATAGTAAACTATTCAACACAAATGTAGTGTTCTCTGCACTATCTACCCATCAGAACAAGGTGGATTACATAGATAGAGACATGGAATATATCAAGTTGCAAGATGGTGACAGAAAGTTTTACCAAAACAACACAGACTCTAGATTCTACTACTATGAAGGTAATTACAGCATACAAGAGGAAGCCTTCGATGGAACAATTGAACTAAGCGAGACAGAAACAGAGAACGGTCTGTCTTTATTGACATTGGAAGGTAGGGACAATGCAGCAGCATTATTGAATACCCAAGTGAATCAGAATCTACTTTTCACCGAGGATATGATACACACAACATTGAATCCAGTAGTGCCTCTTTCCAGCACTGAGACACTGACATCTGTTAGTGTGAGTGGAAAGGTGATTACCCATTCTTCAGGAGATAACTTCACTCCTACTGCCAAGATGCTTCTCTTTACTAGAAGCACAGGAATCTTCATTGGAGAAGTAGCGTCTGCCACTGCCTCCGCAATAACACTGACACACAAACCACTAGCACATATGTATTCAACAACCAACATTTGGTATTACAACCCATTTACTGAAGCGACATACCTATCAGGAATTAAGGCGATAGGAAGCAACCCTGCTATTACATCTACAACTGACTTTAGAGGTATTAGCGACAAGGGAGTTATCCTGCAAGATAGTTTCTCATTTGATGTTAGCCTAAACAGGACAAAATTAGAGGGAACTTCAAACAGTGGTTCTTTCCTTGAGAATAGAACTCTAGGATATGATATCAAAACTCCGATAAGCATTAACAACATAAGCACCGATGTAAGCACCGATGACTCAATCTTCGCATTTCAACTGTCAAATGAATTAGGAACATCTGTAACTTCGGTTAACATGATGACATTTGCTTCAGAGAGATTCACTGTATTGGATATCATAGAGAAAGAGGATGGTGGTGCTAGAATGAGAATCGCACCTATTTGTCCTGTTGTCATGGGAAGAGTTGAGAATAATACATCAGATACCCGAACTGATTATTCATTCTATCTCGTAAACAACAACATCAACGATGGCGGGTTTCTCCACCGATTCGACACAGGACATACTACCTCTGCTAATCTAGACCTCATTTCTTCTGACGACATCTATACACCAAGAGAGACATTCAGATATTGGGATTTGCAGAAGTTCAGTAGTGGAACAATAAAAAAGAAAGCAGGTGGAATATACAACAAGAGTTCCAAGCAACAGAATGTAAGGGGTTATGCTGTTGGGTATCCGATACTAGGCAATGGTGATGCTCCTTCCTCTACTACACTGACTCAATCCTCAAGACCCCTACTTGGAAGCAATATGCTCAGTTCTGATTACACTCTAATCAATACAACGGGAAGCGTATATAATGCAACAACGGGTGTTTCGACATTAGTTCCTCCATCTAGAATAACAACACACTCAACAGTAACAGACAAGTTCACACAATTACTAAGTTGGGAGAATCTAGATGGCAAGGCACAAGCATACGAATTATTTGCCACAGGAGACCTTTACCCACATTCAAACTTGAGATACAACAATATTGGAAGTCAGACACTCAACTATGATGACCTCGCATGTCTGTTAGAGAGCGATGGGGGAATATCATCTAGTGAAACAACACACTCTGAATATGACGGTAGAAGTAAGTCAACAGACAAGACAGACAATAACTTTGAGAGGGCATCGATAAAGGCAGCGAATAAGACTACTAATCAAATTAAGAGATTCGGTGTGGCTAGACTTGTCGAAGCAACATTCGACTGGCACTTCAACCCTGTCGATGCTGATTCACTAGAAGGCGAATATGAACAGGAGTATGGTGCGTATGCAATGCTCAGACAACGAGAGGCGAGCAAGGACAATCTAAAATTCACTGTTTCATCAAACTCCCTCTCATTATCATGGACAAATGGTGGGTCTCTCACGATACCGGAGAGAAGTTCAATCTTCAATGCAACAAACGGTGCTTTGTTACTCACTACTGGAAGTTCCGCACAGACCATAAATTCAGCAGGAAGTGTATCAGGAACACTCCATAACACAGCAGATGCTTCAGCAACTGACGCATATCTGATTCCGCAATACGGTAAATCCCAATATGATTTTAGTTTCACCAACGATGCGTTTGAGACCCGAAAACTTGCTAGTAGTGGAGACCAGTTGGATATGAGTCGAGTTCTTCTCATGAGACCCTACTACAAAACAAGTGGCAATAATGACTTAACATTCAGGTATGCAAAATTGAAGAACGCTAATGGTAACACATTTGACCCACCTTCTGTCTTACTCCCATTCATATTTAAGGCTGGAATACATGTAAGCACTGCTAATGAACTTGCAAATGCGAAACAGTCACCATATCACAATAGCAACGAGTGGTCTCATAGTGACTATGCTTCACCACCATATCTGAATATCTCTAGAGTCCTAGCAGGACTATTGCAAGACCATAGAGCAACCTCAACAGTAACAACAACATCGAAGATGGGGCTAGAGAACGATGTTCACCCATATGAGAACTGCATTGCTGTGTTCCGAGATATCAAGAGAGTAAGTCAAAGTGGCCCTAGTGTTCCTGAAGACATGTTTCAATGTAGCAGTATGTTAGGAACTAGAGAGTTCAGGACTTCCTATGAGACATATATTGGAGGAACTTTTACCACAGTAAATGACATTGACCAGCACTCGACTAATACTATGGTCTACGAGTCAACTAGCGGAACATTCAGGGCAGTTACTGGAACACATACACTAGCGAAAGTATCTACTAGTGGCACTTCATTTAGTGGAAACCCGAATAATGATATTATAGGAGCAGCAACATACTTCTTGGATAATAGAGCAGGTGAAGTGCTTTCAACAAGTGCGAGTGATAGAGTTCAGAATCATGTTGATGTATCATCGAACAATGGTGGTGGAGTATACTCTGCTAGAATGTTAATCAAGCCTTTCGTCAATACAGCAGATGCTAATGTCTCTATTTCAAATAGCAACAAGACATTGACCGTAACAGTGAGTGATACAGACTCAGAACACGCTTGGTTAGATTACACGCCTAACTTAACTGGCTACTATCTAGTGAGCAACAGAGGCATAGAGAGTCTAGGCGATACTTCTCTAGGTGCGAATGATTTGTCAGGAGGCGACAAGGATACGCTTGGGAGGAGTTCAAACAAGACTCTGAACATCGCCTATATGGGTAAGATAGTCAGTCACACTCACACGATATCCACTAGCAATGATACAAGCAGAGTGCATACAATTGTATTGGATGAGCCATTCTCTACCATTTCCGAAGTCCCTTTCTTCAGACTGATGAGATTATCCGAGACAACATTCAGGGAGACACCGAATGAGATAACATTTGGTAAGTTGTTCAGCACTGGTTTGGATTATTCTGAAACGTCAAGTGGATATAGAACAGGAGTTGAAGGTGGAATTAATACGGTATTCAATGCTTATGAAAATCATACCAATGAAGGCATCTTCAGTGCGTATGTGCTATTGAACCTAGACACTGCTCCTTCTCCAAATGCTATTCTAGGTAATTCTTCCTGTCAGTCTGCTTTCGGCAGGTCGTATGTCGAATGTTTCAACATGCTCCCATACAACGATGGGGATACGTTTGAGGTTATGATTACTGACGGTGATGTTAAGGAAGTCAAGACAATGACTGTTGGCTTTACGAGTAACAATCGCAATACAGGAATAAGAAGAGGACATTTCAAATTAACATACGATGGGGTTCTGAATGGTAAGGGTGTTGTCTCTTTTGGAGAGATAGTCAACTTGGAACTCAGAAGGAAACCAAATCTCCAAAATATAACCAATTGCCATGTTGGAACAAGCATGATTATCGGTGAGGAGATAGAGACTCACATGGACAAGATAATCAGAAGTGCTGGCATGACCTCTGACTTGATACAAACACAATCAGAGTTCACAGGAAACATCGTTCAGTCTGTCAATAACAATCTCATCACATGCAAAGCAACAGTTGAGAATCTAGAAGCAGGGGATGTAATCTACACGCATGAAGGATATCCGATTGGAGTCGTTGGCTCTGTGTCGGGAAGTGTCATTACAGTTACCGATGTTCATACTGATGGAGATGTGGATTTATGGTTCAACCCTGTTCTCAATGATGAGATAATTAAGAGAAACAGGAAGACTTTCATCGCAACCAATAATTTCAGTAATAAGCCAGCATATGAAACTTTGAATGAAATGGCAGGAAAGAAAGGATTGGATTTTAAAGTTAAAGATAGAAAAGTGGTATTTCGAGACTTAAATTCAAATGCCTTAACAAGAAAACAATCAATTTCCTTTGGCACTCATAGAATCTTCTCTGTAAAGAAAAACAGTTCATTGTTTGCAAAGGCCAATAAAGTGACAGTTGTAGGTGATAAAATCTCTACAACCGTTGAAAGAAATATTGCAGGTAAGGGAACGCATGTAACATTCGTAGACCCGACTCTGAGAAACATATCAGATGTAAAGATAAAGGCACACGAACTTCTAGAATTATACAACCAAAACAATAGAAAGATAACATTGAGTCTTGAGAAGAAGGGGCTTGAAACATTAGAGGCAGGAGATATCGTATATCTAGATATGGAAGGACAAGGCATTCCAGCAGGAGACTACTTGATATTTGAAATAGAGAATGTTCTCTCTAGTCAACTGACTATGACTGTTGGAACTTTCAACAAGACGATTGCTGAGAGATTAGCGGAACTCGGTTCACAGCAACGCTCTAGTAGTTCAACGCTTTTCTCTAGAAACGCAGAGGATGTGTCAACAGGTCTGTCTCTTACAGATTCTATATCGTTAAAGACTACACTCGTTCAGTATACAATCACTGGCAGTGGCGAGAGTTCAAACATGGGCTTTGATGACCTTTTGGGTTTCACTGAGGAAGTAGGATTTGAGAATACGGGAAGTCAGGTAATAGGGTACTATACAAGTGAGGATTGAAGATGACAGTAGTAAATGAAGGAGCAGCAGATATTGCGGATTTAATAAAGACAAACTACCAAGTGGTTGCGATTGGAGATGGAAGAGATACAACTTCTGCTAGTCAAGGGGGGTTGAATAATTTCATCTTCCAAAAGACAGGGCAAGTTCCCACTATTGTTGGTTCTACTTTGATTTACAATGTAGATTTTACAGGAGCGCAGATACCATCATCAGGAGTTTCAGAAATAGGTATTTTCAGGAATGGCACTACGGCTGGAAACGGCACGTTATTGAGCCGAGTCACTTTCACAAACACTGGTGTTGTAGCAAGCGGTGACACAGTTTCGTTTACAATAAGAGTAGAGGTGGATAACTAATGACATCAAATCCGGGTATTATTTCGACACTATCAACTAACCCTTCCAGCACACAACTCAAGGATGGCACAGACAACATACACTCAGGAATCATCAAGGCATTACACGCTGCCACTGGCGAGAACAGAGGAATAAGCGGTTTCGATTTGACTCAGGGTACTACTAGTAGCAGAACCCATTTTCAGGTTGCAGCAGGTAAAGTCCTCAGAGATGGTAAGTTAGTAGATGTCAGTGGTGCTACTCTAACAACAACTGTCTCTACTATTGCTGCTAACTCTAATGATTGGTATGGTGTGATTGTAGTAAACGCATCAAATGCCTTGTCATGGAGACACGGAACTGTTACTGGGAAGGCAACTACTGGTGCAGCGACTGTTGCAGAACTAACGGACGGAGACATACCCCTAATCGTGGTCAAAGTAGATACTGCTGACAGCAACAACTCCACTAGTAGGCTGCATCAATTTCTCTTTTATGAACAAGCGACCCGACAGTTCTCTGCAATCAACAGTGGTTCTGAGACAATGCGAATCAACAATGATGGTACACTAACCAAAGGCTCTGCTACTATTACACTACCATCTAGCACAGGAACATTGGCATTAGACAGTCAACTGACTGGTCTAGATGATAGTAACTTAGCAGCCAATGCAGTAACTAATGCGAAGATAAACAACGGAGCAGTAACAGAAACGAAGTTAGGAACTGCTGCTGTTACAACTACTAAGATTGCAGATGGGAATGTTACGACTGTTAAGATTGCAAGTGATGCAGTGACCTACGATAAGATACAAGACATTGGTACAGCAAATCGAGTCTTAGGAAAGGCTTCCACTGGAACAGTCGAAGAGGTACAAGTCACATCAGCCATGATAGCAGATGGAACAATCGCAACAGCAGATGTGGCTAATGATGCAATTACATACGCCAAAATGCAGAATGTATCTGCTACAAACCGAATACTAGGAAGAGACTCCTCCGGTGCAGGAAACATCGAGGAGATAACTCCTGCCAATATTGTGACCATGTTGGGATTAGAAGCGGGTGCAGATGTTACAGATACAGACAATGTGAGGTCTGCATTGCACAATGCGAATCTAGGAACTTTCAGTCTTGGTGACTCAAATGATACTATCAATGTGGGGAACTTGTCTATCGGTGGCAACCTGACTGTTAGTGGCACTACAACTACTGTACTCTCGAACACTGTCAATATAGGAGATAGCATAATCACTCTAAACTCAGATGAAACGAGTGCGCCATCTGAAAACGCTGGTATAGAGGTAGAGAGAGGAAACCAAACAAACAAGACGTTGATTTGGGATGAGACTAACGATAGATGGACAGTTGGTTCTGAGACATTCGTTGCAGGAAATTTCATCGGCAATGTAACAGGAACTGTATCATCTGCCACTGCTCTAACAAATGCTAGGAACTTCGCATTATCAGGTGATGTGACTGCTGGTGCGGTTTCTTTCGATGGAACAGGGAACGTCACACTATCTACTGCAATTGGAGCAAATACAATCAATACTGCTGAGTTAGTCAACTTGGGTGTCACAACGGCAAAGATAGCAAATGGTGCAATAACTACTACTAAACTTGCAACTGATTCTGTGTCAACTACAAAGATAATTGATGATGCAATTGATAACGACAAGATAGCAGATGATGCTGTAAGAACCGCACATATTGCAGCCGACCAAGTGACTTCTGCACACATGGCAGATGATGCGATTCAAACTGCTGCTATCACTGACAATGCAGTGACGAATGCGAAACTAGCCGGAAGTATTGCACAGAGTAAGATTACGGGACTAACATCTGCGTTAAGTGGAAAAGAACCTAGTTTGACAATAGGAAGCGGTTTAGACAGAACAGGTTCAACCTTGAAAGTCACGATTAATAGTCTAAGCACTGAGAATGGGATAGACCTAACACAAGATTTCTTGGCTTATCATGACAGTAGCAGTAGCGGTCTAAAGAAGACCACACTTGCCAATCTCTTTGATAAATTAGTAGCAGGAGACATACCTGACTTAAGTGCAAGTAAGATTACTGGTGGGACATTTAATATTGGTAGGATACCAAACATAGCAACTAATAAAATCACCAGTGGGACATTCGGAACATCTAGGATAGCAGACGATGCAATAACCTTTGACAAGGTACAGAATGTTAGTTCCAATGTCCTACTAGGAAGAACAAGTAGCAATGCTGGCTCAGTAGAAACTCTCACTGCTGCTCAGGGAAGAACACTCCTCAACGTAGACCCATCAGGAACAGACAACTCAACAGATGTGACACTAGCAGGAAGTAGGAATTACCTAACTCTCAATGGGCAGCAGATTACTCTTGGTGAGATTGACATCTCTGATGATACCAATCTAGTTGCAGGAACAAACATCGTATTAGCCGGAGATACCTTGAACGTAGATACTGATTTATCTAATTACAGCAATACTAACTCAGGCTTCTTAACTGCACACCCCACCATTTCCGGTGCAGCATCATCAGTGAATAATACTGGAAGAACATACATCCAAGATATAACTCTAGATTCTAATGGACACATACTCGCAATAACCTCTGCTACTGAGACAGTTACAGACACACAATACTCAGTTGGTGACGGTGGACTTACTCAGAACAACTTCACTGATACCTTGAAGAGTAAACTGGATAACATCGAAGGTGGAGCGAATTTCTTCAGTCTAAATAAGGCAACTGATTCTGTTCTCGGTGGAGTGAAGGTTGGTAGTAACCTCACAATAAATAATGTGACGGGAGTATTGTCTGCTGATACTCAATCAGATGTCAACTTTACATCTGCTCTGAACACCAAGTTAGTGAGTGTAGAATCAGGAGCAACTGCTGGTGCAGACTTCTCAAGTAACGTATCAAACATCTCAGTTACGAATGCTCAACTCGCTGGCAGTATAGCAAACAACAAACTAGCAAACTCATCTGTAACTGTAAACGGAAGCACTGTTGCTCTAGGTGGAAGCATCACTTTAACGACTGCAAATGTAGCAGAAGGAGCGAATCTCTACTATACAGATGAAAGAGTGGATGATAGAGTCAATGCATTGTTTAGTGATGGTGAAGCAATAACCACTACTTACAATGATTCCAGTGGCACACTAACAATAGATGTTGAAGAGGCTACTGCATCTAACAAAGGAGTTGCATCTTTCGCTAGTGCTGATTTTGATATTAGTAGTGGAGCAGTAACCATCAAGTCAGGAGGTGTAAGTAATACACAATTAGCAGGTTCTATCCCAAATAGCAAACTCTTGGATATAGCACAGAGCAAGGTCACTGGGTTAGTGTCAGCATTGAATGCAAAGGCTGGTAGTCTAACAGACCTAAGTGTGACTGCTTCTGCCGCAGAGATAAACATACTAGATGGTGTGACTGATGTTTCTGCTGCTGAGATTAGCCATCTAAACGGGGTAACATCATCTATTCAAACTCAATTAAATGGTAAACAAGCATCAGGAAACTATCTCACTACCGCTTCTACTATTGCTGATTTGAATGGGATAACTGGTTTAGATACTAATATTTCCGTTGCGAGCAACCTTGATGATAGAATACCATCATCTAGAGCAGTGAAGACCTATGTAGATGAAACAGCCTTCGATGCTAATGATACACAGTATGCGTTCACTGTTGAAGATGCAACAGGAACTGGGGCTAAGAGACTAAAACTAACAGGAACAGATGGAACTTTCACTTCTGTAAACTTTGAAGGTATAGGAAACATATCAGTGAGTAGGATAAACGAAAGAATACTAATAGACTCAACAGAGAAACCAGTTACTTCAGCAGCATTCAGTGGCAATACCTTAACCCTGACAAAAACAGGTGCTACCACAGTTACTGCTACTATACCTGATGCAACAACATCTGCTCATGGTCTAATGACTGATGACCAGTTTGACAAACTAGCAGGGATTGAAACTGCTGCTACTGCTGACCAAACTGCCGCAGAAATTAGAACTCTAGTTGAATCTGCTTCAGACTCTAATGTATTCACAGATGCTGACCACACGAAACTAAACGGTATTGCTGCTAGTGCTAACAACTACTCAATCTCATCTGACTTGCTAGATGAAGATAACATGACTTCTAATTCTGCAACTAAAGTAGCCAGTCAACAGTCAATAAAAGCATATGTTGACGCAGAAGTGGCAGGAGTAATTTCTTCCGCTCCTGCTGCTTTAGACACATTAAATGAACTAGCGGCTGCTCTAGGAGATGACGCTAACTTTGCAACTACCACTTCTACTTCATTAGGTAATAGACTTAGAGTAGATACCAACAGTCAGGGACTATCGGCAACACAACAAGGTAACGCAATAACAAACTTAGGAATAACAGCAAGTCTAGCAGAGATAAACATACTAGATGGCGGATTATCTGCAAGCGACATACCAAGTCTTGCTGCTTCTAAGATAACAAGCGGTACTTTAGGTACTGCAAGGATACCGAGTCTTGCCACTAGTAAGGTTACTTCAGGAACATTTGCTAATGCAAGAATATCTGCGGGAAGCGTAACACAACACCAAGCAGCATTGTCAATTACTGAATCACAAATAAGTGATTTAGATTCATACATTACTGCGGTGAGAACAGTTACAGCAGGTGGTAACACCTTAGCAAGTAGTGAGACACTAGCATTTACTGCTGGTTCTAATGTAACTATTACTGAAAGTAATGGAGCAGTTACTATCGCATCTACTGATACTAACACTAACACTCAACTAACTCAAGAGCAAGTAGAAGACTTCGTGAACGGGGTAATTGTTGCTGGAACTAACATAACCAAAACATATGATGATTCAGCAGGTACTCTAACCATCGCTTCCACTGGAAAAACACAAGAGGAAATTGAAGATATTGTTGCTAACTTAGTAGTAGCAGGAAGCAATGTATCTAAGACTTATGATGACGCAAGCGGCACACTAACAATAGCATCCACTGACACTAATACTCAGTTGACAACAGAACAGGTAGAAGATATCGTAGGTGCTATGGTAAGCAGTAATACTGAGACCAACATGACTGTAACTTATGATGACACAAACGGTAAGTTGAATTTCAGTTCTACTAACACCAATACTCAATTGTCTCAAGAAAATGTAGAGGATTTCGTTGGTGGAATGGTTACAGGTAACACTGAGACATTCATTAGTGTCACATATGAAGATGGAGATGGAACGCTTGACTTCGTAGTTCCAGTGAAAGACGAAGACAATATGGCTTCTAACTCAGCAACACATCTTGCTACTCAACAATCAATCAAGGCTTATGTTGACACTGAGGTAGCAAGTCTAGTAGATTCTGCTCCTGCTGCGTTGAATACACTGAACGAACTAGCAGCCTCAATCAACGATGATGCTAACTTCTCAAACACTATTACAACCGCACTAGGTAACAGACTGAGAGTAGACACCGCTTCTCAAGGACTTAGTGGAACACAGCAATCCAATGCAAGAACAAATTTGAATGTAGATGTCGCAGGGACTGATAACTCAACAAATGTGACTCTTGCAACTGTATCAAACAACTATCTCAGTCTATCAGGTCAGGCAATAACTGCCGGAACTGTGCCTCTTACACTAGGGGGAACAGGAGCAACTTCTGCATCTGCGGCTAGAAGTGCATTAGGAGTCGATGCTGCTGGAACTGATAACTCAACAAACGTCACACTCACAGGTAGTGGAAACTACCTAAGTATCAGTGGTCAGACAATTACAGTAGACCCAATAGATATCTCAGATGATACTAACCTAACTGCTGGAACAGGAATAACTCTAAGTGGAGATACATTGAATGTTGACGCAGCACAGTCAGGAATAACAAGTGTTGGAACATTATCTGCTCTAACTGTATCAGGAGATGTAGTAGTAGACACTACCACATTTAAGATAGATACGACCAACAATCGTGTTGGTATTGGTACAGCAACCCCCGGATACAAACTACAAGTAGAAGGCTCATTCGCTGCACAAACCAAGTCTTTCGTTATTCCACACCCAACACAAGAAGGTAAGACACTACAACACGGTTCTCTTGAAGGACCGGAACATGGTGTATATCATAGAGGTAGAATAACAGGTAGTGACAATATGGGTGTATCAATCGAACTTCCTGAGTATTGGAAGGAACTAGTTGATGAAGATACAATCACAGTACAATTAACTGCAAATGGTGAGTTCCAAATGTTATATGTAGAAAAGATAGAAGACAATCGTGTGTTCGTAGGTAATGCCGCAGACGAGGGTGTTGACTGCTTCTACATAATACATGGTGAGAGAAAGGATGTTGGAAAGATGGAGGTTGAATACTAATGGCTAACTCAGATAAGGACATTCTAATTACGCCAAACACCGGACAGAGTGCAAACCCAAAGATAGAGGTAACTGGTGCTGATAACGCTACGAAGACAATCACAATCAATGACGATGGAACTTTGTCATTTGATTCCACGATAGCCGCAACAACTGGCTCAGTTGCTGATGGTAATGCTAACCTAGTCACTGGTGATGCAGTTTTCGACTACATAGCAGCACAGAACTTTGCTTCTTCAGGAGCATCCAACTTCGTGATAGGGGATATTACAGGACAAACAGCATTGACTAGTGGGCTTGATTCTACTGATGAATTGGTTCTCAGTGATGCTGGTACATTGAAGAGAATGGATGTCAGTGTACTGCAATCATACATGCAGAGCAATCTCACATTCACCACTGATACTATTCTCACTACTGAAAACGTTCAAGACATAATTGGGGCAATGGTAGATGGAGGAACAGAAACCAATATTGCAGTGACTTATGATGATACAGGTGGTAAGTTAAACTTCGTATCAACAGATACGAATACCCAACTAACCCAAGAGCAAGTCGAGGACTTTGTAGCAGGTGTAATCGTAGCAGGTTCTAACATAACCAAAACGTATGATGATGCGGCGGGAACACTAACACTTGCTGCCACAGATACCAATACCCAACTAACAACTGAAGAAGTTCAGGATATTGTCGGTGCTATGTTCACAAGCAACACGGAGACTAGGGTATCTGCAACATACGAAGATGGAGATGGAACAATAGATTTAGTCGTTGACGACATGACTGCTGATACGAATACACAATTATCCACAGAACAAGTTCAAGATATTGTAGGTGCAATGTTAGTAGGTACTGAAACAAGAATCGGCGTTACTTATGATGATACAAATGGTAGGATTAATTTCGTAGTAGATGACATGACAGCAAACACTCAATTGACATTACTTGACGAAGATAATTTTGCAACTAATAGTGCAACTGCTGCTGCTAGTCAACAGTCAATAAAGGCATATGTCGATAGCGAAGTTGCAGGACTAGTAGACTCATCACCATCTGCTCTCAATACCTTGAACGAACTCGCTGCTGCTCTTGGTGACGATGCTTCTTTCTCCACAACAACCGCTACATCGTTAGGAAACAGATTAAGAGTTGACGTTAGTAATCAAGGACTTACTTCAACCCAACAAGGAAATGCCCTAACAAATCTAGGTATTACCGCTTCCTTAGCAGAAATAAACATACTAGACGATGGGCTTGCAGCAAGTGATATACCAAACTTAGCGTCTTCCAAAATAACAAGTGGAACACTAGGAACTGCTAGAATACCAAGTCTTGCTGCAAGCAAAATAACTTCGGGAACTTTCGCAACTGCAAGAATTGCTGATGACGCTATCACAGCAGCCAAAATAAGTACAACAAATACTGCAAACTCTTCTACTGATAATTATTTACTAAGTTATGATGATACAAGTGGAGGCTTCACTCTTGTAGCAGCAGGTGCAGGTGGAGAGAACAATCAGAATGCCTTCAGCAATGTGGCAGTAAGTGGGCAAACGACTGCTGCGGCTGACTCAACAACTGATACTCTAACGCTGGTGGCGGCTGGTGGGATGACAATTACTACAAGCGGGGATTCGATAACTCTTAATTCTGCCAACACTAACACTCAACTTACCACAGAACAGGTTCAAGATATAGTCGGAGGAATGTTCGGTTCAAACACCGAGACAAGAATAAGTGCAACGTATCAGGATGGTGACGGAACAATTGATTTGGTAGTAGACGATATGACTGCTAATGACAATACTCAACTCTCAACAGAACAGGTGCAGGACATTGTAGGAGCGATGTTCGGTTCAAATACTGAGACTAGGATAAGTGCTACCTACCAAGACGGAGATGGCACTATCGATTTGGTAGTGGATGATATGACTGCTAATACTAATACAAATCAATTAACTACTTTTACCTTAACAGGAGATTCCGGTACTAACCAAACTATCGCACATGGTAATACATTAGATATTGCGGGTGGAACAGGAATAGATACAGTAGTTGGTAATACAGATACAGTAACAGTTGCTATTGATAATACAGTTGCTACACTATCGGGTTCTCAGACCTTAAGCAACAAAACAATTGCTATATCACAAGTAACTGAATTAAGTAACTTAACAGCAGATGAAGGGGCGCAATTAGAAAATATAGGCTCAACAACAATCTCCGCAGCACAATGGGGCTACTTAGGTGCGGCATCGGGAGCAATTACTAACACAGATACTCAATTAAGCACAGAACAGGTACAAGATATAGTTGGTGCTATGTTTAGTAGCAATACCGAAACGAGAGTATCAGCCACATATCAAGATGGTGACGGGACTATCGATTTAGTCGTAGATGATATGACGGCGAATACTAACACACAACTCTCTACTGAGCAGGTTCAAGACATTGTAGGTGGTATGCTTGTTGGAACAGAAACAAGAATAGGAGTCTCCTATGATGATACTAACGGTAGAATCAATTTTGTTGTAGACGATATGACAGCAAATACACAATTGACTCTTCTTGACCAAGACAACATGAGTTCCAATAGTGCAACAGCCGCAGCGAGCCAGCAATCTATCAAGGCATACGTTGATGCAGAGGTAGCAGGAATCGTTGCTTCAGCACCTTCAGCACTTAACACTCTAAATGAACTTGCAGCAGCGTTAGGAGATGATGCATCATTCTCAACCACAACTGCAACTTCTCTAGGAAACAGATTGAGAGTAGATGTCAGCAATCAAGGATTAACTTCAACTCAACAAGGTAATGCATTAACGAATCTAGGAATAACTGCCTCACTTGCTGAGATAAACATACTCGATGGTGGTTTGTCAGCATCTAACATTCCTACTATAACAGCAAGCAAGGTCACTGAGATATCCAACTTAACAGCAGCAGAGGGAGCGCAGTTAGAGAACATAGGTTCTACAACGATATCAGCAGCACAATGGGGATACCTTGGTGCAGCAACAGGAGCGATAACTAACACAAATACACAACTGAGTGATGCAGAGGTTGTCGCTGCACTTAACTCAGACTTAGGTGGAGACATAGTATTCGGAACACAGACCGATGACAACGTGAAATACACTGGTTCGATAAGCGTTGGAAATGTTAACCAAGCAGGTTCAGCATTACTTACTGCTGATGGCTTTGCCACCATGAATGGTCTATTCCTCGGCTATGGCTCAGGACCGGGATACATCAAGACATACAACGGTTCTGACAACTTGGAGTTGTATGCCCACAGTGGTTCTGCTCATGTCAAGATGCTTGACTTGGATGCTGTCAATAACAAGGTCATAGTAGGAAGCGACTTAGAAGTAGGAGTCACTGGCACAGCAGGTAAAGTATACCTGAGTGTAGATGATGCAACATCCTTCTTGGGTTGGAACTCGACTGGAACTGATGTCACATTGGCTGCAAGTGATGACTTGACTCTACATGCTGATGATGATATCTTCTTCCAAGCAGGAGGTACAACGAAAATGTATCTCCTCAATGATGGTAAACTCGGAATAGGAACTTCAACTCCTGCTAAAGAATTAGATGTAGCAGGTGACATACAACTTAGTGGTTCACTATTTATTAATGATTCAACAGATTTGGCAACATTAGCCCCTACCTTTGTTCAAGTTTACAATACCAATGGCTCAAGTAATGCTACTGTAAAGATGTGGGCAGAAACTTGGGGCGGAAAGATAGGAACAACAAGCAGTGACGACTTCTTCATCGTATCAGCAAACTCAGATAGAATGCAATTCGATGGCTCAATGAGAACTACGTTCTATGGAAGTGCGTCAGCAGACCCGATAATCAGATTGTCTACGGGTGACACCACAGTAAGCGATACAGATGATTTGGGTGTTATAGAGTGGGCAGCAGGTAGTGAAGGGGACGGCACAGATGGAGATGCGAGATTAGTAGCCGCTTCCGTTTCTGCGGTTGCAGAAGCAAACTTTACCGATACTGCTAACACTGCGGCTTTAGTTTTCAAGACGGCAACATCAGAAGCCGCAACAGAAAAAATGAGACTAACAAATGTGGGTAGGCTCGGAATAGGTACTACTACTCCTAGAGCGTTACTTGATGTCACTGCTACCAATAACCCCACTATCTTACTCAATGCTAGAGATTCTGATTATGCTGCTGATGACAAGATAGGCTCTCTGTTGTTCTACAATAACGAGGACTCATCGGGACAGACAGGTAGTAGGATAGGTGCTGGCGTTAGGTTTGTCGCTACTGATGCGTATGGAAGAGGCAGGTTAGAATTATCCGCAGGAACAAGCAGCCCCATGTCCAGTTACAATGCCGCAGAAGATTATACAGATAATTCGATAGCACGTCTGTCAATATTAACTGATGGTGGTAATATCGGAATAGGCACTACGAGTCCTGCTTTCCCACTAGATGTAAATGGATTCATTTCAACTTCAACTGGTATTGTCCACACCGGAGATACGAATAACACTATCACATTTGGTACAGATACTCAGTCCTTCAACACTGGTTCAACTGCTAGGATGAACATAAGCGATTCAGGTTTGCAGGTTGGAACTGGTGCTAGAGTCACTACAATCAACACTTCTTTCTCCGATAATGACACTTCCCTAATGACTTCTCAAGCAATCAAGGAGAAGATTGAGGCTTATGGCTATACTACTGATACAAATACTAATCTTACTACTGAACAAGTGCAAGATATCGTAGGTGCGATGTTCTCTAGTAACACTGAGACTAACATTACTGCAACGTATCAGGATGCTGATGGTACAATTGACCTTGTTGCTAGTGCAGGTGGTAGTGGTGATATTACCGCAGTTGTAGCAGGTACTGGTTTAACTGGTGGAGCATCAAGTGGTTCTGCTACACTCAATGTAATTGGTGGAACTGGTATAACCGCTAATGCAAATGATATGGCAGTAACGGCAGCACAAACAGGCATTACTTCTATTCTGAACTCCTCGTTGAAAGTAGGTTATGGAGCATCCGATGCCTACATTGATTTTGCAACTGATAATAACATGTCTTTTGCGATAGACAATACTGTTCAGTTCATAATTCAAGATACTATAATCAGACCGGGTGGTAATGGAGTTGTTGCACTTGGACAAGATGGAAAGCGATGGTCAGAAGGACACTTCAACGATTTGCTAGTAGCAGGTAACTCAGTCCTTGCAGCAATTGACGAAGACAACATGGCTTCAAACTCCGCTTCAAGAGTACCGACACAACAATCTGTCAAGGCGTATGTAGATGCAAACGCAGGTGGAGGAAGTAGTGCAGAGAGTGACGGGTCGAAGCCTGTTGTGTATATGGACAGTGGAAACACCGATGTAGACCTAACAGAGCGAACCATACCATTCGATACTGAGGTATTAGACCCTTCAGGCAACGCATCGAAAGGTGCTGATGGACATATCAGAATCGTTGATGCTGGATACTATGAGGTTTCTTACAGCCTTCCCATTAATGATGATGGTAGCACTGGGGCTGACAGAACAAGGATATTCGCCTTCGCTCAGACTGCGAGCAACGATTCCTTTTCTTCTAACCTCACAACTATCACACAGTCAAGGTCACAGGTCTACACAAGAGAGGCTTCCGGTGGTTCAGGTCTTTCTGCCTCTTTCATCTATCAGCATACTGCTAACGATTACATCAGGATAAGAATAGATGCACAGCAGAATACAAACATCTCAACTGAGGTTAACCAATCGCAAATCAGCATCAGGAAGTTATCTACTCCTGCTGATAGGGAGTTTGTCATAAATGCTGCCGAAGGAGACTTTTACGTTACATCAACGGCAGGAGCAGGAAATGCAAATGGATTCTTCTTGGGCTATGGTGACGCAGAACAAAACACAACTCGGAGTTCTTCAGGCTCTGATATTGGTTTCCCTATACCAAAAGATTGTGAGTTAGTCAGCATACATCTGTCCTTTGGGAATAACGGAAGTGAAACGAACTCCTCCAATCAGACGATTACAGTATTCAAAAACAGGTCTGCATCAACTACCACATTCACATACAATGCAAGTGGAAGTGGTGGTAATCAGTTCTCAAAGGAATTTACATCCTTCAGTGGGAACGGGACTACATACTCAGCAGGTGATACATTCAACTTGAGAGCAACCGGATTGTCAGGATACACTGATACGCAGGTTGGTCCTGTTAGGGCTGCAATAACATTCAGGGAGACATGAGGTGATTAGGTGGCAATGGGAGAACATGGAGAAGAGATAACGATTAGTATGGAAGAGGCTATGGCTAAGGTTAGAGCATCTAGGGACTTTATGCTGGTGACATATGTAGATTACTACCAATCAAAACCTATGCTTTGGAATTCCTTGACAGATGAAGAGAAGCAGCAGTTAACTGATTACAGACAAGCATTGCTTGATTGGCCTGATAACCTTGCACAACTATACGGTAATACTCCGCCTAACTCATATGCTCAACATCAACCATATCAGCCTGATTTCTTTCAGAATCACCCAAGAGGTATAATGTTCATAGACCCACAATCACCTTTGGGTAGAACACTGAATGGAAACTAAGCCTTCTTTCTTCTTCCCTTTTTAGGAGTCAGTATGTTTCTAGCGGTTTGACAGCAGTAGCGAATTTTCTGTGTTGACTCTAACTTCCAAAAGGAGTCTCTGTCTAATCCAAACTTATCTTCTATATGGCAGCACAATTCATATCTACTCATTGCAGCAAAGTCATCATCAATCTTCAAACCTAGAACTGGTCCTTCAGGATGGTCTAGTTTTTTATCCAACCAAACATAGGTATGACCCATGAAGGAAATCAATTTTCTAATTAGCCACTGTTTCATACATACGCACCACAATAAGAGCAGAAACAACCGAACCTAGAATATTCTATTGGTCTAAACCACTCACAGGTTATGCATACTCCGATGAATGGTTTCATGGTTTGAATCTACCCCAACACCAAAGACCGTAACACAGTTCCCATATAATCATTCAGTTTCATCCCACTCTTTGAACATCTCATCTAAGCATTTTAGAAACATTACACTGTTTGTTTTACTCATGTTTCACACCCCATTTTAGATAGGCTAATCCACAGCCAACAGTGAGAAACAATAGAGCCAATGATATTGGCATTAGATTGATTTCTATTGGGGCATTCACTATTTCATTTATTAAACGGTCATCTACTAGAAGCATATAGTTTACTTTCTGCACTAGGAGGTAAAAATAAATTGCGACTTTAAGTGCGCTGCTGTTGGCTTGAAAATTACCCAAAAAAAACCAAAAAAAAGGCGAGGTGGCCTAGTAAAATTAATTACTAGACCACAACGCTTTACATTCTCTGCACTGCCATATGTGCAAAGTCTCAGAAGAGCCAACTACCTTGCCTTCTATTCTTCTAGGAATAGTTTCCCTAGAACACTGAAAGCAAGTTTTAACGAGGGCCACTGCGAACACGCTCGTCTTCAATCAAGTTCTCCATATACTCTTCGATGGTGGATTCAGTGTATTTACTGTTACCAAACGCAGCGAAGAATAAAAGAGAAATTATGATGACGAACACAATCCATCCGAACCATTCCCACGGACTCATCTACCACTCCACCTCCAATTCTTTTGCTTTTTCTTCTTCTATGGAAAACCCTTTGACTATGTTGTTTTCTTTGCCGTATACCCATAGGTCATAGACCAATTCACAATCCTTGAGACAGTAATCTGCTACTTCAGTGTATCTACCTGCTTTCCAAACTAGGGGAGCATCAGCACTTTCCATTAACTTCTCAGCACCTAATGTGTGATGAACAAGATTGGAAAGACTGAATCTCTCGCCATATCCCTTATTCAGTATTCTACTGGTATCGATGTATGCTTTCTTATCTAGGTATTCCTTAATGCAATAAATATCCATTGCATTTTTCAACACAGCCAAATCGAAAGAAACAATATTGTGTCCTAACAAGACACCATCGTTCTGTCGATGTGTATCCAAGTCAAACTTTAGTTCTGATAATGGTTTGACTACTACGTTTGATTTGCGTATGGATGATATCGGTTCATCGATATACACTGTTCCAGTGCTTCCATCCCATGTGCATACAGTAGATACTTGAAACATGTGAGTATTACCCCAACCCCCAATTTCATGAGAGTAGTTTTTAGTTTCAATATCAAGGGCTAAGACGTTCACTCGTCACCACTTTCCCCTGTCCATAGTCCTGCTATCTTCTTAGCCTGAGCCTCTTTTGGGTTTGGTGCTTGGATTAGGTTTGGTTTAACCATCCATGCTACTAGATGTTCTCCACCACCGACTGTTATCATCGTTGATAGATACCATCCATCGTTCCCATATGTGTTCAGGGACTCATTTATCGTTTTTGGGCCATCACTTACGTTAAACACCAAGAATTGATGTTCGTATGTATCTTTTTTTGTCATTCTTTTTCCTCCTTATTTTTCATTCTCACATATGCTCGTATGCCGATTTTCTTGTTATCGAACATATCTGAAATCTCCTTAAACTGTCTGTATATGGTTGCTTGTCCTTTCTTAGTATCTTTCCTTACTTTTTCTAACAATAGTGCTTTATTCACCCAACCATCATCATCTTCTCTTAGCAACTTATTATACGCCATCTTAAACGCATTAACATTAACTTTCTCATGTAAAGCAGTTGCCTTCACCTTCAAGGCTACATCAAGCCACGTTACCAGCGATTTATAGCATTGTCGAATAACCGAAGAGGCTTGACGCACATGCCTTTCGGTCACAATGAACCTCTTTTCTTTGTCCTTGATATTGGGTGCTTCGGCCACACAACATAGAACTGCGAGCCTAGTCATGGTTTGATTTAACCTTGTGATAAAGTTACCAGCAATCTCGAACACTTCAGGTCTACTGCTTGATACATAGTTTCTCATTTTGTTAGATTCATTCTTCAATGCGTCATTGAATCCCCTACCAAATCTCATTGTGTGTAAGGGGTCATTACCAGCATCTTCGTATCTTTCTTTCAGAGCATCATAAATCAAAGCGAAGTTGTTAGCCTGTTTCTGAATAGGAGCATTCCTTGGTTTGATTGTTCCTATCTCATCTAGAATCATTTCTCTCAATTCATCCTGTATTTCCTGTGGAACTTCTCTGATGTAAATTAGAGTTCTTTGAATTACTCCCTTCTCTGCTATAATGCTAGTTAGGGTCTTTGGGATGTATGTAGTTGCATAGAGACTTCTTTGACTTCTGCATTCAATCATATCACCTTGACGCAGTTTCTTCTGTATAATCCAGTTCTCACCATACAGAGTGTTCATTAGTTTGTTTAAATACATGATTACATTCTCTTTATGTTGAGAAGCCTTGAAGACTCCTGAGTATTCAAACTCATCATAAGCAATCAATCCACTACCTTCTAAACCACCATCTATCTGAACTAGTTGTTCTTCCCAAGACGTATTTCCATTTTCGTCTTCTACCTCTACTCTTTCCTTTTCATTAGAACCAATCAGTGCAGCATCGGTGGCATCGTCCACAGAAAACACATCAAAGTTAGTTCGATGTTTAGCATTAATCAAACGCATGGCTTCCTTTGCAATTGGTCCAAAGAAGTTATACATCTCAGTCTTACCAGTTCCCGAAGTCTGCATCCACAGGAAATGTATCCTTGTGTCATCTCTTCTTGTTCCGCTTGGTATGGAAATCATATCCTTCGATAACTGACCTAAGATAACAAAGAAACCAATCGCTGCTGGTATCTCATTATACTTGGACATGTCTGCCGCATCTTTCACATATTGTTCTACTACCTTCGGTAGACTGTTTTTCTTCTCTATTGGAACGATTGCATCTTCGCTCAATCCTTCATAGTATAGTCGGTCTTCATTATATTCATCATTATCATTATTCATTTATATCACCATTTTATCTTCTTTGTTCAGCACATCTATTAGCCTCTTAGCCAACACTTTACCGAAACCATCCAGTTCACATATTTCTTCTATGGATGCTTCTCCTATCTCCATGATAGAGCCGAACTTTTCCATCAGGAGTTTTGCTTTCTTAGGGCTTATGCCCTTTACTGTGCATAGCACATCTATTCTCAAATCGGTAGTTGCTATACGCTTTCTAATTATAGAAGGCGTGTGAATCTCCCTATCTATTGGGTGCATCTTGCAAACAACAGCAATCAATCTCGCTGCTTGCCTAGCAGATGAAACCCAAATTATGTTTGCATCAGTGTCTAGTATTATCTTACCGAATGCGCCATCAAACTTGTTTCTTAGCATTCTTGCTTGTCCTGCTTTGTTGTTGACATAATGCAAGTGGTTTTCTAAAGCATCGTTGAAACTACCGTATACAATAACAACATTGTTGACGAACTTGGCATCCATGTTATCCAACTGATTCCAAAGTCTTTTGTTAATCACAGATGAGAGGAAATCAAACGTGGACTTCGCTTCAAAACAAACATCAGCAAAGGTGTAGTCCCCAATATCCAACCATTCTTTCTCGTATGGTATGGTCAACTCGTTACAGTAAGTCTCCACTAATTCAGAGAGTTCTGAGTCTTCTCTGCTGTCAATCTTTAGTTTATCCATCATGATACCTCCAACACTTTCCTACGCAGTAGCCTTGAGGAATCAGAACATTGCCACAACTTGGAGCATTGTAGCCTTTGTCAACGATTCCCCTAACATACCTCTCAGTAGTAGGCGCATTCCAATCAAGCCATATGTCGGTTTTTGATGCTATTGTGTCAAGTTCACTCATTATGGTAGTTGTGATTTGTTTGTTCTGCTCAGGAGTAGGATTCCTGTTACCCATACTTAGTAGGTCACGATACCACTGAACGAGGTATACTCTAGCATAGTGACTAGGATTCTCAACCATGATAGCATTGTGTAGACATGGAAGGATTGGAATCTTACCGACAGGAGTAGGAATCTCTACTTCAATGTCGCTCATTTCGATTGGTTTCATCTCAGGGAACACTGCTAGTTTAGTCCCATTACTCGATACTACCTTTCTAGGTCTCTTAGCCATTCCCAATATATCATCTAGATTACCTTCAAAGTCTTCAATTAGAAGAGGTATACAGAAGTAGGGATTACCATTCTCATCAGAACTACTTAGATTCATTGAGTTTGGTAGTCTTCTTAGTCTATTAGTTTGGATACCCGTTCTATCAAGCGTATCAATACCATCACTGATTTCGGAATAATACTGCTGAATGCTTCTGATATCATCTACTGGTTCTCCATAGACAAAGACATGGAAGCCTTTTCCACTAAAATACATTTTGAATATAATGTCCTCTAACGTTAATTTAGATATCACATTCTTCAAGTCTTCATAAGCATTCTCTAGTGGTTCATCATGGGCATCGAAATCTAGAAACGCTCTATCTAATACAACAGAGTTTTCCATCTTCACCTCGTTCTTGAAGTGTTCAAAGTCATAGACTGTCGTATAGCAGTTCATCTTCCCATTAAAGGAATTGAACCAGTTAACAAACTCACTCTTCGTCTTCACTACTCTTCTTTTCATTTGTGGTGCGTTTCTTAGATGACTTCCCGCCCACACTTCTCTTGGCATTTTCATTTTTATTAACCTCCTTAAACGAGACCTTCGCTTCAAGTAATTCTACTCTAACGACTTCTGCTATTTTTATTCTTAATTCTGTCATTACTGTATTCATATATATCTGACCAAAGGGTGTTCTATCTTCAGCAAATACATCTGTTTCCCAAATCATTTTCAGTTTGTCTGTTGTTGGCATCTTATCATATAATGACTGTGCTATATTATCAACAGTCTCAGAAACATTTGCTATCTCTGAGAAAGACCATACCTTTTGATTCAATTCTTCTCTTACCATTCTATCTATCATTTTTATTCCTCCTTACTTTCCTCTTGTTTTCACGATACTGCTCCCAAGTCATTCCGTTGCCTTCTGATAAGAAAGCCCATAGTCTACTTAGTAGTTTCATTAGAACCAACTCTCTGTGTTAGCGGCATCGCAAATGCCGAAGAAACTACAATTAGAACAAGTCTTTGCAAAATACTTCGTTGGGAATATCCCAGTTTCATAGGAATGTATCATTTCTGCTATCCCTTTCTTAACAGCAGTCATACTACTCTTCTTGGCATCTTCAACATAGATGTAATTGGCAGCAGGATAGTACCAACCCCAATGAGAGATGGGTAAGTTAGGGTCAATACCCATTTCCTCTAACTCATTATTAGGAGTATTCTCAAACAGTATTTTGTAGAATGCCATCTCTTTACGCATCATAGTCTTCTTCCAGTCTTTCCAACCACCAGTCTTCAATTCCATAGGGATGTATCTGTCACCTTCCTTGAACATCCTGTCAATGATTCCCTGTAAGTGAACAGTGTAGTTCTGAGAAAGTTCGTACTTTGGATTCTCATTCCTACCTATCTCAATCTTAGCATCTAACATTACCTCATTGACAACAGGAACGAAATCATGGGTTGTGCCTTCTGCACTCGATTCCATAAACCTGTTTGCTTCAAAGATAGACATTGCTTCATACATCTCAGTATAATCATCTATTGGATGGAGACTCATACAGTAGTTGACAAGTTCTTCATGCGAGAGATTCTCAGCCTTCTTTATGTCAAAGGAATTGAAGAATGCTTCTCTAGCATTGTGTATTATGCTTCCTTTAATCATCACTTCTGTTGTTTCTATTGGTCTTCTTTCAACATATTGAAACTCGTATCTCTTAGGACACCATTGATAAGAACCCAAAGAAGACTTCGATATCTTCAAAATTGGTTCTCCTTCTTGTCCGTAATTCTCAGGCTTCCATTGGTATGTGTATTCATTTGTATTACTTTGTCTCATTTATTCTCACTCCTTTTATTCTCAAAACCACTCCTCCAAAGAGGATTGCTGTGTGTCTCTTTTTATCTGCATTGTGTTCCATCCCATTGCTCTGAAGATAGGTTCTGCTTTCTTAACTACCGATTCTGCATAATGTGACCAATCAGGGTCAAAGTCATCAAACTCATCGGCAGTTAATCTAGATACATAATTGGGAGTTGTGAACTCCCTAGTTACAGGATGCATGTAATGCTCCCTGCAATTCTTGATTCTAAGATAAAGATAGGTATCCTCTATCTTTTCATATCCCTGTGAATGGCTAAACAGCACTCCCTCAACTCCCGAACCAAATGTTGGTCGCTTGCCTCCAACAGTAACGAAGTTAGAATGCTCCATTACTCTACCCATGTCATCTATACATCCACCATGTTGCATCAAGTCAAACACACTAACTGACTTGTTACTCCATCCTTTGTCGAATCTAGCCTTTGGATTGCATACCTTGCATACTAATCTGAACCTTTCTTCACGGAATCTACTTCTTTGTAGAACATCTGATAGTGGAATCTTACCTTGCATGACAGAATTGTACTTATCATTCAGATAAGAGACTATTTCTTGCTCCGATTTACCCTCAACCCACATGTTAAGCACTGACAATTGAACATCTTTGGCTAGTTTAGTCAGAGAAACCCTCTTTGCAGTGAATCCTGTCATCACAAACTCTTCTTCATCAAGGAAGTTACCATCTTTCCAAGTAATTAGACCTGCATTTCTATTTTTTGTTGCTCCAACACCTAAAGTTCTGAAGTATTTCTCAAACTCTAGTGTTACAGGATGTTCCTTCAAGCCCATTACATTAGGAAATGCCTCTCTAACATGTTCATTCAGTATTTTCAACGCCTTTTCAGCAGTTTCAATGCTGTTGTCTTCAATATCAACGTAAATCGAGTCCGTATGTCCATAAACTACCTTCATAATACCAACTCCACTGCTACAATTACTGCAATTATGACTTTTAGAAAGCCAAATACTGTTCTAGCCAATGCTAGTGTTGCAAATCTGTCTTGTGACCACTTTTCTATATTCATATTACATTCACATCCTGTAAAAGTGAAACCAAACCATACAAGAAGACAAAACCAGCGACAATCTTGCTAGTTGTCCTTGCTATTGCCCTGCTGTCCTTCATTAACTGACGAATTGCTTGCTTTCTTAACTCCGACTCAGACAATTTCTCTTCCTTGACCTTTGAGAAGTCAATGCTTGCACTCTTTATTGGCATTATAGTTCCCTCACTTTGAATGCTGCAATGCGAATGGCTTCTCTAGCACTAGCAGTGATGCTTGCCGCTAAATCAACATCAGCCCAACCGAATCCCTGATACGCAATGATACCATAGAAGGATGCCATCAATCTCTTGACTGCAAGTTGGTTGTTGTTCCATTTCACATATTCACTTTTACTTTCACTTTCTTTCATTTTCATTTTGTATTCGTTTCTCAGTTCTTTCAACTCTAGAACTGCTTTTGGCAATAACCCTAGTTCATTACTATTGTAGTATCTCATGTCATAGTCTTCTACCTTAGAGAAGTCTTTTGGTGTTCTAAGATTTACACCAAATTGTGTAGGTGTCTGAGACTTAGTCTCCCAAGAGATATTTCTTGCAATCATCATGCTTGGATACAGACCAGCGAAGTCAAATGCTGCAACACCCAAATGAAGACCATTTGTGCCTTCACTAAGCGGGTCATAGACCATCGCACCATCATACTCTACCCTGTCTCCTTTCCTGCCCGTAGGTGCTTTCCATGAGGCATTTCTCATGAAGTATATTCCACCCATGTTACTAGCGTAGAAGCAAGCATCGAACGGTGCAATCAGTAAACGTTGTAACGAGAGTATTGCTTCAGTTGTGAAGTTCTCATCGTCTATCCTCTTGATTAGTTCAACGTCTTTCAAGGCATACTCTAGATATGTCTCATTGTCTTCTTGCCAGCCTCTCCTGAAGAACTCATTCTTATCGGGAAACTTCTCGCTCACTAGTTTCTTCTCACCTAAGACATACTCTGAAACATAGTCTAGTGACAGTGAAGGTAAAGTTCCTCTTTGTGCATCATTCCATTGTCTCTCAAAGGCCAAGTCTAGAGGTACGCATATTCTACCTTTGATTGGTTGAGCAATCGGAGAGTAGTTCTCTATCTGCTTAGTCTTCAGTATTCTCTTTCTCTCCTTGATATTCCATTCAACACCTGTTACTTCGTGAACAGGAGATAGTAGTCTTGGGTCGATTCCATTTGTGTGTAGCCTCTCGATTAACTTAGGTACATCGAACTTCCAACCGAACCATGAGATAAGCATGTCAGGGTCTTTCTCAGTTAGCATCAACATGAATCTCTCAAGCACTGTTCTCTCAGTCTCACTTGAATCAGGAAGCCATGTCAATGTGTAATACTCATCATCATAGTTATCGTAGACAACGATAGCAGTAATCGCACCATCATGCTCTCCACCTTGCATCCATTCCATATCCCAATACCATTTCCTTAGATTGTAATCGTTCAGTTTATCCAATCTATCGACAGCATATCGATAATGGTGTTGAACATCTGCTTCATACGTTGGTATGTCTCTATCATGATAGTATGCTCTAACTTTACTCGTTACATTCCTAGCATCGGATTTCATAGTTTTATGTGGTGTCCATGTCACTTTCACAAGTGAATCACCTTGAAGGTTTACCCAATCACCGCTCTCATAAGTTAGAGTTGCAGGAAACTTATCCTTCTGTTGGTATCCCTCTTTCAAGAAAACCTTAGATTCAGCGTCAACATTAACGATATTAGAAGCCTCCACAAAGAAATATGGAGAGAAGTCGGCATAGGGAATCTCTTCCTCTACAACCTTCTTCTCTGCATCTCTCCATCTCAGGAAGATACCTTCTTTCGTGTTTGCTATTATCATTGTAATCACCTTGTAATGTATGGGGCTTTGATTAGTATTCTATCCTCTCCTGCCCATATAACAGGAGACTCGTCTTTCAAGTAGATAGTCACAGGAACAGAACCACGAAAGAACTTGTGGAACTGACCAGTTACTTCTACCGTTGCTGATTCACCATTCATAGATAGCGTAGAAACTATGACATCTACCTTGTCAATGTCAGACTTCCTGCTTGAAATGGTGAAGTGTTGATTGTCTGTATCTAACAGATACTTTGCGTTGTTGATAACATCACAAGTCTTGATTGCATCTGTTAGTATCTTAGAGCCTGTGGTAATGATAGACTCAAAGACCACACTACTAAAGACAGGATTCTCAGGAGTAATAGTGTAGCCTTGAATCCTAGCAATCATCGCTGCATTAGGATGATTAACAACTAGTGGTAAACTTGCCCTCTTTCCTCCGCCTTCGTCTTGTAATAGGATAAAGTCTTCAGCAACTAACTGAACCCTGTCTCCTGTGAATGTCTTAAGATACTTGAGTATCTTGTCTATCTCTACTACAACCATATTATTGCTGTCTTCGTTTGTCTGACTAATTATAGGTACAGACACTCGACAGATGGTTTGATTGTCAGCATTGTATAGATTCAGTATATTACCTTCAACGAGTTCAAGCATTGCATAATCGGTTAATTGACCGTTCTTTGCTGAATCGCCATTGTGATACTTTCCTTTCATCCATACATCTTCTATTGCGTTTGTTAGTGTTTTATTGTTTATTTCTATTCTCATTTTCATTCCTCCTAAATAGCAGAAGGGATAGGGGGTTTCCCCCCTACCCACATCTACATTACGTTCAAAGTTCTCCTGCTTTGATTTCAGGGAATCCTGTCCAATCTATCTTTCCATCTTCGATAGTCAAGACTCTCAATCTCTTTCCAATCATCTCAGGCTTCCTAGCACTTGCCTCAACCATAGCGGTAAAGGTAGCACCATTCTTCCTGATGTCTCTTGACATCTTTACTGTTGCAGTGAAGATATCTTCTGTTGTAGAATGCCAGTTGGCCTCCACACCAACGGGATTTGGATTACCCGCATACTTGTCTTTAGAGTGAGCAATCACTATTCGGTGACAAGGCATCTCTAATATCTGCTTATGCAAGAAGTTCTTGTAAGGAGTGTTTCTATCTCCCCAAACATAAGGCGGTTGCTTGATAACTGTATCAGCATCCATACCATGCTTCTCACGCATCTTAGTTTCACAGACATCTGTTAGGAGTTTATCTGCTCCATCTACGATGACTGCCTTCAGTTTACCTTCTGCAAGATACTCTTTTGCCATTTCATAGAACGCTCTTGCGTTGTTCATCGTTTCATCGAAGTCCACTAGACTGCCATCCTTTCTTACGATTGGATTGTAGACAATCAGGTTCTCGTTGTTATCGTAATGATTACGCTTCACATCTATTGCTCTGTTGTCGAAATCAAACACTAGAACATGTAGTCCGTTCTTTATGTCTTCATCAGTCAGTAGGTCCATTGCCGTTGCTGACTTAGCGGATTTAGGTTCTCCCCAAATACCAAGACACAGGTAAGACTTGTTATTCTCCTGTGATTCCTTAATCTGCTGAAGCATTGCCTCCTTTCGGAGAGCATACTGCCCCTTTGCAGACTCGTTCGTTGTTATTGCCTTTGTTTTATCTGTTGTTGTCCAACTCATATCTATCACCATTTTTATATTCATTAGGGTCAAATGTAATACCCTTCCATTGTTCTAATAGTTCGTTAAGTTCCGTAAGAGATAGTTTCACTCTTACGTCCTTAGAGACAAAGTGGAACTTAGTCCAATAGTCTCCTGTATCGGGATTGTACTTCCAAGTTAGGAAGTCTACATCATCCATGAGGAAGGCGAAACTTCTCCCATGAATGACGAGACCTCCATTGGAATCAGCACTCATACTGCATTCCATTTACGTCACCTGCCTACTCGAAGAACCAGTCTTCAGACTCATCGATAAATTCTACTTCTTCAGCACTTCCGCCTCTGCTGCTAATCACATGAAGACCAGCAACATTGATGCTAACAGGTCGGATGTTACCTTCTTGGTCAACACCCTGAGATGTTCGACCAACGACTAGAACCTGTGAACCTATCCCAAAGTCAATCGGTATGTTCTCAGGAATCCAGCAAGTAGTGCCGCTCCAACCATCGTTGTCAAAGTCAAAGTCGGTGTTCAGGTCATCAAGATTCAATATCCTGTTACCGTTTGCTGTGGGTGTTACATTGATGCTGTTAACTGTGCCATCGGTAAACACGAACCTGTCATCCCAATTAGCCTTGTTATTAGCAGTCTGATGATACTTGTCTAAAGCAATCAATGGACTGTAATTACCACCACAGTATTCCATCATAGCATCAGACATAACTATCTGAGATACATCCCTCTTCATCTCAGAGCCATCTGCTAAGTCAGCATTGTATACCAACGACTCAACAGTTTGGTTTGCTCCACCATGAATCAGGTCTTCCCTGTTAGAGTTTGGTATCACATCGAAGTGAACAAACTCAAAGGTATTAGGTTGGAAGTTGACACTGTGTTCCTTCTTGTAGGAGAAGAAATACTTACCCATTTTGCCATCTATCTCACCAACGAATACTCCCTTTCTCTGATACTCAGATGCAGGTTGTGGCTTACCATAGTTCTTGTTCCAGTCACCTTGTCGTGTGTCAAGTGGGACAATGAATCTACCACTGTCAACTTCTACATTGTTCTCAGGCAACTTCTTCATGTGCTTGACAATCTCTTCACCGTCACGCATCATTCTTGCTTCATACCCATCACCGTCTTCAGTGAAGATAGCGACTCTTCCTAGAGAGTAAGTCATATCACTGTCACGCATATACTCGTTAGTTAGTCTCTCACGACTTCGTGCTGACATGTCAATAGCATCGTTCAGTGCTACGAAAAAGCCGAAGGCTTTCTTGTATAGGCTGTTACTATCTTGTCCTGTTGGTTGCGTCTGTTGTCTCTTTATTACATTACGAGAATTACTAAAGAACTGTCTCCAAAGACTTCGAGCCAGTAAAGGCTCTTTATCTGCGTCAACGTTGTTCTTGGAGCATATCTCCTCGAACCTCGCTTTCGCATCGTCTAGGGACATCCCTAGCAGTTCTGCTGCTTTCTCAATTTCATTCATTATTTCATCATTCATTTTCATTTTCCTCCTTTGTTTTTATTCTCTTTCTTTCGTGTTTTATTTCCACTAATCCTTCTGTCAGCATGACTACGCCACACAATATCCAAAAGAAATTGGAATCTACGCTGATGTAACCTAGCGTGTTTAATATAGGCAGTACAATCAGCAATGCACCGCCTAACGCTATTATCTCATACCGAAGTAGTAGATGTTTGATATCTTCAATATCCACTACGCCGTCTTTGTTCAAATCCATTTTCATATTTATACCTCATTTTAAAATCTCCTTTTTGGGGAATCTAGCCATTTCAAAAACTGCCTCAATATCAGTATCCCCAATATTATTTCTGCCATCACATCAACTGACCTATCATCCAAGACGCTAGTAGTTTAGGGGTCATACTACTACTCCGCCACTCAGCCTCTCCGATAACCCTAAGCATTTTGAACTTCTTGGCGGATTGCATATCCGTTTTAATGATAACATCATGCAAATTAATGCACACTGTCTTCATATCCACCGAATTATACAACAACTCATGCACCTTACCTAAACTATTTTCATACTTATTATCATCAATCATTTGCATTATTTCGGTATATGGTTCTAAGTTCTTGTCAATTTGATTCAACAGTGAGGACTTACCGTAGATAGCAGCCTGAAGTTCAGTAAGCCCTCTTCTCATGTCTCCATGTAAGGAGTCTATGAAAGTTTCTAACTCATCACTTGTTACATGTGTAATCTGCTCACTATCTAATATCCTAGTTAGAAGAATATGCATTGACTGTGGCTTCAGTCTATGGAATGCATAGTTAGCACACCTAGACTGCAACGGATGAATTATCCTGTGTCTCTCATTACATGTAATAATGAATCTGACATTCTCAGCATATCTCTCCATGATTCTCTTCAATGCATTCTGAGCATCCTTAGTCATACCATCCATCTCATCAAGAAGTATAATCTTGAATGGGACATTGCCAATCTTCTTCGTTGAAGCAATCTCCTTGATTTGATTTCTGACTGTCTCTAGTCTCCTGTCATCTGATGCATTTATTTCAAAGAAGTTATTGTCCTTATCTTCCTTCAACATATCATTAGCGAGGGCAATACCAGCAGCCGTTTTTCCGACCCCTGCTACACCGTACAATAGAACATTGGGCATATTGTTCTGCTCTACCCAACTCTCTGCATCTATCGTAAAGTTATACTGTCCTACTACATCAGCAATTCTCTTTGGTCTGTATTTCTCTGTCCATAACATTTTCATCTTCTCCATTTTTATTCCATATATCTAAGATATCATTCACCGATATCCAATTGTTGCAAGTTATACACCTCCCATAGTGGAAGGCGTGAATACTCCACCTGCTCTTATCACACTTGCAATGATAGTCGCTCAGTTTAACCACCTCGATAATCCGACAGTTGGTGTGACTGGTGTTGTTTTTGTTCTTCTCTTTTTCTCACCTAGTCCTAACGTTCTAGTTTCGGAGGATGAGAGTGTCTTTCTACAATGTTCTCTAAAATCAGGGTTTTTCATTAAGTCCTTGAAAAGATAAACATCAGAATGTCGCATTTTTAACTTCCTCAAAATTTTCGGTATTGTAGAATATGCCTTTCTTTGTGGTGGAGTCATCTTCCTTTGCATTCTCCCGTCATGGGAATAAGCGAGCATTTCGTAGAAGTAGTCTGAACTCCACCTTCTCTTCACCTTCGCATCAACGAACATCAACTTGTTAGGATGGATGTTCGGTGCTAACCAAGAGACAAACTGAATGTCTGCTGGTTTGCTAATCTTAAGACTCTGCATTATCAAATCCCTATCAGGGTTTCTCAGATAGTCCCCAACCAAGGAGAAGATATCAGTATCATAGTTATGAGGGTCATCAGAGCGTGGTGCTAACTCCTTGATAATATCAACATCAAGTTTCTTGCCACGCCTCAACTTGCATAGGTTAAACAGTTTCTTTGGCACATCTTTCTGATTGATTGATGTGAGAACCACTTGACCTCTGTATTCTAGAATGGTTCTTCTGATTAACTCGACATTAGGTTTGTAATTACATTCTCTGATAATGATTCCCACATCAGCAGGTATACTGTAATTGTCTTCGATATCAAACTCATTGGCATACATTACAATTGGTTCTTCAGATACAAGTTTCATTGCCTTTTCCAATTTATCTGTTCCATCTTTGCCGACTATTATTATTGTTCTATTCTGATTCTGCATATTCAATAGGCTCATCTACCCTCACTTCCATTATTTCTTCATAGGCTTTGTTACACGCCCCACACGAAACTAAAATGACATACCACTTTAGTCCGTTCTCTTCTTTCACTCCTGCCTCATAAGCAAAGGAGTGACTACCACATTCCCTGCAACCTTCCTTTATTCGTTGCATGACATGGTGGTTTACAATTTCATCATCTGTTGTATGTTCAGGTTTTCTCATCTGTATTTTCAACATACAAACAGAACAGAGAGATACCTCTGTTTCTCTTAGATTACATCTAGGACATAGCATCAGACAAGCCCCTTCATCTTGAGTATCTTCTCAAGTCCTTCGGCTTTCAGATGCTCTTTTTCCTTTATCATTCTAAGTGAAGCAATGAACGTATCCCAATCACTGTTAGCGATTAGTTTGCTGTCCATCATATCCACTAGCCTAGTTAGATTATCCAAACCACTGATTACCAGTATTGGTTTGGGTCTTCCACTATGTTCCTTGTCTTTGTAATTAGACTCGATTTCATGTTGCAGTAGTGAACGGTTGATACCCCAAAGGAATGTGTCTTTACCTCGTATGCAAACTCTGAGTCTGACACGATAACCTAGTTTTGACTTGTTACTGTTGACAATGTTAACTTCAGGATTACCAATAGAAATAAGGATACCATTCAATACATCCTTACCATACATGATACTCCGATGTAGTTAGAGTCAATATATGTTGCTACACTGTTCTACTACATCCTCGATAGTATTGCAATCACTAGGATACTTGTCATCTCTTATTCTTAGTATTCTTGGAAACCTCATACCATAAGTGCCATCCTGATTCTGACTGATTAAATCACAAGTAACCTCAAGGACTATTCTAGGTAAGAAGTAATATGTTCCACCACTGAAACTATCAACTATTCGCTTCAATTGAGTATCTAGTGAATACATCTCTTCCTCTGATATACCACTACCAATCTTACCGATGTTCACATAATCCGAGCCATCTTTAACGCTAACTCCGTATGTGCCTATCACACCTGCCCTCTTTCCTTTGCCGTATTCTCCTGATGTTATGACAACATCCAGTTCTACTCTTGGTGGCTTATACTTCAAGAGCGAGACAGTTCTCTTTGACTGATAAGAAGCATTCAAGTCCTTTATCATCACACCTTCAAAGCCACCATTGATTGCCACATTATACGCAGCATCCACGTTACCATGTCTAAATGTCTGAGTCACGAACTCCGTTGGAACAATGGTTTCTAGATACTCTAGCCTATCGCCATATGTATCATTTAGAATAGACTGACCTTGATACAACAGGCAGTCGAATACAACCAACTTCACAGGACATTGTGATATGGCCTGTTGCTTGTCCTTTGAATGCACTCTTGTTGCAAGAGCCTGATGAGGAGCAGGACTACCATCTCTTGTTATTGGATAAATCTCAGTATCCAAGATGAAGTCATTTGCTTCCCACTCATTCACTATCGCTACGATATCTGCATATTGCTCTGTTACAATCTTACCCTTACGGTTGAAGATGATAACATCATCATCCTTTCCATGTATCTGATAGCGATTACCATCGTACTTCACATCCATTATGAAACTCTCAGGTAGTTTACCCAAGTATTTCTTGGCAAGCATCGGTTTGACGAAGTTACCATGCACCAGTTCAGGTGGTTCTAGGTCATTCTCTAGATAGTCTACAAGACTGGTCAGTGAATGACTTATCGTATACTTCTTCATATCACACTGATAGTAGTCTCCCATTGCTTTCTCCACTGTGCTTTTGTTGACTCCGTTTCTAGGTGTTCTCAACCAGTAGCGAATAAACCACTTCATCTCTAAAGCAGACATCTGTGATATTGCTTCTCGTATCAATGAATAGTTACCATCCTTGCTTAGTGAAGAGCAGTTCAATTCCAACAGTCTCAATATCTCTGCTAGGGTGAAAGTGGAGTCAGGTCTGTTTTGACTTACGAACTCCTTCATTCCTTCTCCTAAGTCCATCCAAGTGTATACTGAATCCTGAATCTCATCCTCAAAGACATCGAACATATTAGCAAGCCATTTTATGGCCTTCTTCTCACCGATGTTATTCTTCTCATAATCTATCGATAGAATCTTGATTGCTGACTTCTTATCCTTGAAATGAGGTAGAGTCGCACATATCATATGTCTTTTTTCTGATGGTGTTCTGTCTTCTAGTGCTTCACACATCCTGCTGAATCGTATCATTGTCATTTTTATTCCTCTCAATTATCTTATTCAATGCCTTAGCGACATCTTTCATTTCTTTCATATTCATTCTAACGCCTTTCTTTGTTGGTGTTCCGTTAGCATACCAACGAATGTCAACTATGTCAACATTCCAATAGTTACCTGTTCTTACTGTTAGTTCTTCATTTCCGTTTCTTGGTATTCTTACCATTATTTTTTCATCCTTCAAGCCAACCACCCTTAAACTGCTGTAAGTTTTTCCACGACTTAAAGTATCGTGGAGATTCCTGTGCATCTATTCTGTGTGCTACCCATACAACACCACCAAGACTACTTATCTTTACTAGTTCATATGTTCTACCTTCAACCTCAAACATATCCTCAGTCTCTATATCAGGTATAAGACCAAACTTCTGTGATAGTTCATTAGCAACCTCATCCATGTGTTCAGCAATATACTGTACAATCAGATGTCTTTGAATAGGTACTTTAGCATCAACTGTGACCTTTATCTTACCTGACATTTCACAGACTACACACTTGTTTCCTAAACAAATAGGACACTCTATCTCCGCAGGTAGCGGAGCAGGAAAGCGTACAGTTACTGCTTTCTTCATTGTCTGCCATCCCATACTCTGTATACCAGTTCATACTCAACTGTAACATCGAATGGGAAGGCTGCAAAGTGCAGGGTTGCGTTTCCGAACTCAGGAGCAAAACCACTTGACCAATACATGCCTCCTTGAATCAAGTAGCCTTGCATGTCTACCCAACTGTAATTGCTGAAGATAACTGAATTGTTGATTACTTCAAAGGACAGATGCGTTATATTGTATGTAAATGACTGAAGTTCTATTGCTCCGTATGTTGTGTTTGTGTCTAACCAAATAGTAGGGGCATGAATAAGAGACTCATTGCTGCTGTTATTCATCACAAGCGTAAACTCGCCAGCCAATACAGTCCAATCACTGTCATTTATCTGACCCTCAAACTCCTCTTCAGGTGGGTCAGGTAATGCTTCTGTGCATCCTGCTAGGAATACACCTACTATCATAAGCGTCAATAGTTTGTTAATGCTGTTCGTCATCACAATCATCTTCTCGCAAGTACAGGAAGGATAAATATGTTGCTACATCCTATTGAAAGACGAAACCGAACTCTTCTAGAGTCGTCTGTCTCTCTCCAAATGTAAAACCAAATTCCTCTAGTGTTGTCTGTCTGCTGTTTTCCATAGTCATTCTCACTCTCATTATTCTTCCTCCATCATTTCTGTGAATGCCAAGCCTGTTAGTAACTTGGTCTGTAATTCCAACAGTAGTTTAATCTCATCAAGTTTTCTTTCCACTGCTGCTTCATGTCTTGCGTATCTTCCGTTCTTCATTCGTTCACCACCGACTTAGGGAAGTATACATCCTCCCAAACTATCATCTCTGCTTCTGTCATTATAGTAGTAAAGATAGTACCACTCTTCAAGTGTATCTCAACATCGTAAACGGATTTCTTCAACATTCCCTGTGGTGTTTCTATCACAGAGTATGCTGATACATCTGCCATGTTCAATGTCGTCATTCCTGATTCTGTCGTCAATTTGTAATATTTATCTTTCATTCGTTATCCTCCTGTTGTCTTAATCTGTCTAGACTCTGTTGAGTCCATGCTGTTGTTAGTTCTCCATCTTTCGTAAAAATCAAGTTACTTTCAGGACCACCGTTGTTTATTCTCCTGTTTGTTCTTTGCACCTTTGTGTCACCAGCGCAATCTAGACAAAATGGCTTGTTGGCAAGTCTCCTTCTGTTAGGAGCATAGCAACACGCTGAACGATGATGTTCATGTGGTGTACCCTTCTTTCCTTTCTTGACATAGTTATCACTCCAAAGAACCCATTCGTTAGGTTGAATCTTCCACTTACCCCAATACTCATGGTGGGTATTCTCCTCTTGTAGAAGATAGAGCGAGCCGTCTACATGTCTCTTGACAAAGAAATCTGTGTTAATACCATCTGACAATATCTTCACTATTGTTCCTTCTACCGACTCCCTCACCTTCTTATTCTGAAAGCGTTGTTCAGCAGAGACAGGGATATGAACAATCTCCGTCTTACCACCTGCTCGTATCTCATGCCTAACAGGTATCTTACTGTCCTTCTTCTTTCGATTCGATTTGAAATTCTTGTTCTCCTTTGGATTTACTGTTGATACAATTTCAGTCTTTAGTAACTGAACATTATCATAGATAACATCTACACCAATTCCTGACATCACATCATACTCCTGATGTTTACCAAGTAGGAACACCCTCTCAATCTCATTACAGTTGATGAGTTTGTCATCACCTGTCTTCATTTCAAATGCCCAATACTTCATTCATCATCACTTCCCCAATATGGGTCTAACTTGTCATTGGGTATCATATCCCAACTACCCTTCATTGAATCCTCAAAGGATACTGTCTCCGTGAAGTCAGGATTCTTTAGTAGAAGAAGAGGCTCATGCCAATCTCCATCTGCTTGTGCTTGCCTGATTGCCTCATGCATCTGCTCTGCTTTGTCATCAGGTAGTTCAACCCAATACACCAAAGCATGTCTCTGCCTGTTCAGACTTGCCCTCATTGTCAGAGTCATAGGAGCAGAACCTATCCCTTCACATTCCATGAAAGACTCTAATCCATGAGCATCTGCTATTCCACAATAAGTATTCATTCCTTAGCACCTTCCTCAATTGTTCTCATTATCTTCTTGTCAGCATATCCGTAGGATACATCCATACCGAATCCTCTCTCATGCATTAGTTGCATGAGCATAACCATCCTATCTTCAATATGATGTGGTGGGTCACATGGGTCTCCACTAATATCATACTGCAACGCTATCGTGTAGAACTTCTTACTCATTCCTCTTCACCATCCAATACATCTTCTGCTGCCTTTACCCACTCAGGCTTCTCAACAGGCTCTTGTCTGTAAATACCATAGTGAACTTTCTTCGCTATCTCGGTCTTTGGGTCATATGCAATGAACTGGTTATCTCCAAGAACTGTTGCACTTTCCATCATACCTCTCCATGACTTGATTGTTTTCCAATCAGTTCCACTGAAGAAAGCCTGACCGAATGGATGTGTGTGTATCCAACATTTCAAGGGGGTTTTCATTCCATCTAGTTGTTCACCTTGATTCTTGAAACTCACAAATCCGAAAGTTCCTACACTCATATACAAGTCGTCTTTCGCATCTACGATTACCTGTACTTCTCTTGGCGAATCAAACGCCTCAAGAGACTTGTTCCATATCACTGTGTAGAATGCCTCTGTCTGTGGGTCAGGGAAAGGATAGTTGAACTCTATATTGTTAAATACAGTTCTAATATCCTCCTTCCAATTCTCATCCTTTACTTCCAATCCTTCTATTATTCCATTTTCATATTCTGTTTCATTTGTTTTCATTATTATATTCCTCCCATTTGGTTTACTCTCATATCCTGCTCGTTCTCAAACTCATGATATGCTCTGTGTCCTGCTATGAATCCACCAGCATGTCTCTTAGTTCCCAAGAACTCTTCGCCACAAACAGGGCAAACGACCTTTACAATCATCGCCTGTTTGTAGTATCCATCTGTTGATATAATGGTCAACATCCGGCCTATGTCTTCTTCGCTTATGTCATCTATATTTGCATCTTCCTTTGTCATGCTTTCACCTTCATATAATGTCGAAGCGATTTGATTGCTCTAGGTGGAGACAATCGAGGTTCTTCGACTACAACCTCTTCCTTGTTAGTTTCTTCCCAAGCCTTTTCCCATTTCTCGGTTAAACTGACCTTTTGTTGTGTAGGCTGCTTTACTCTGAGAACGTTTCTTCTGTATTGTTCCTTCCACATCACTTGGATGCAGTCATCACAAATCCTACCATCTTTCGCTGCTTTCTCACTAGGCTCTTTGTAGTCAGCACCACAGAGAGTTTTGTCTAAGATTCGGAAGTGAATCATTCTGCCTTCTCCTTGTAGGCAGGATGTGTGTTAGGCAACCTGTGTAGTCTCCTGACTATCAGATTATTAACCAAGTTAGATACTGTGTCAGCACCATCCTTGAATCTCTTCTCTGCTACTTTGTCTCCCGAAGGACACATCCTCTCTTCTAACTCTGTTAAGTCTATCCTGTCCATAATATACTTCAGGACTTCATACTCAACATGTATCTTTGAACTCGCTCTCATTTCATCACCACCCATCTACAACATTCATCTGTCTTTATTCTTAATTCATTTATTTTCATTCCACAATTATCACAATTCATTCATCTTCACCTCTACATTTCTTGCATGATAGGTTCTGCTTACATCTACCACAAACTACTGTTGCATCTTTCAGTGGCAGAAACATACCTGCACTGCTCGATTCTCCAAAGAAGGTCTTAAGCGGATAGTGACAGGGACATTCTGCACAGTCACATTTCTTCATATGTTCAACACCATCATGTCTTTGACATCGTTGTTATCGTTGAACCACTTCTGTATCCATTGTGCTGCTGTTGCAGCAATTACGATATTCATGCAATCAATATCCTTAGCAGTCCCATCCCAAGACTGTGCTTGACATGAGAATGAACCATCAGCACCATCTGCAAGTCTCTTCATAGAAGGGTCTGCTAGATAGGATACCAATACCCCATTCCTGCCCTGCGCTCGCAGGTCTAGCCACTTCAACTTGGCATCTGCACCAAACCCTTGCTGATACAATAAACGCCTTACAGCAAGATTATCTGCACAACACACAACCAAGTTGTAGCCCTGTAACTGCTTTGCTGTTAGAACCTTGAAAGGCTCATCGTTGACTGTGCCACGAAAGGATGTGTCCCATATTCTGTCTGCTAGAATACTTGCTTTGTTCTCTCCTATATCATTAACACTGAAGTTCTGATATCCGATGTTCTTCCTCTCAACACCATCATCATCAAACACTGTTATTCTATATCCTAGTCTCTGAAGGAATTGTGTTAGGAAACTACCAATTCCACCTGCTCCGATTATCATTATTCTTCTATTCATCATTTTCATCACCTATATCTATTACATTGTTGTCTATCATTTGTTGTTGATAATGATGCCAAGCATCAACTATCTCATTTGTTATTCCATCCATTGTCGCTCCGACAACAGATATTGCGTCTTCTAGCACTGTTCTCCTGACAACGTTCTTCAACTGTGGTAGATTCTCATACTCTTCAATGAACTTACTGAAGTGGTATTGCATTCTCTTTAGTGTTTCAATTAACTCTTCCATCTTAATACGCTCCTGATACAAAATCAGACACAGATAGGCTGTATAGGTCTTCTTTCGATAGACCGAACATATTCTGCATCTCTCTCACCTGTTCTCTCAACCCCATTGCTGATGTTGTGTTACCCGAAGCCTTCACTAGACTTTCTTGAGTTACTCTGTATTTTCTCTGCATTCTTCCTGCGACCCACAATCCAGCAACAACCTTGTTCGGTGAGAATCTCAAATGCTGCTCTTGGTAGAAGGTCTCCAAGAACTGAATCATGCTCATCGCTTCCATTCGATATCCTGTGGGTATCTCATCCAATCTATCTAAGATGGATGATGCCGTTCTCATAGCATTCTCTTGTGTGAATACATATGACTTCCTGAAGTGCCTTGCTACTCTCTTACCCCAACGTGAGATATACTTCCTCTCAACCATCGAGTATCTACTATGCTCTCTTATGTTCATAGGCACTTTGCTTTCCTTCAATATGAAGAAGGTCAAGGATGCTGCTCTGTGTTCAACAGAAGCACCTCTAAACACATGCTCAATATTCAGAGAACGAAGGTATTCCTCTACCTTCTTCTTGATAGAGGAACTGACTTGATAGTTAGATAGAATCATCTGAGATAAAACGATAGTCCTGTTATCTGCCTCAGACAACGCAGCCGCATACAGGTTGTGCTTCTTCATTCTAACCATCTGATTATGATTATAGTTGGATTTTGTCTCCATGATTAGAGAACCTAACCTTCTCGTTGGCTCATGTGTTTGATTACCATCCTTTATTATTGATGTGGTTTCCTCAAACGGCCTGATAACTTGAACCAACCCACAACCATTGCATACATTCTCACCTAGCACATCATCAAAGAAACTATCATGCTCTCCACATTCAGGACATGCCATGACTATCTCCATGTTATGTCCTCCGTGAATCTAGCAGCCTTTAACGTTGCATCGGGAACTCTGAAGTTAGTTGCCTTGACATCAGTTAGAGTCCTGACAATCTTAGTCGCCACGGTGTCATTGTAGACGAGGGTTGACCTCGTTGATATTTGGTCTCCCATTACATTTCTTCCATTGACATCATCAACACAGAATGGACCTTGAAACTCATTAAGAGAAGTGAGGAACACCAACTTACATCTTTGTGTTCCTGATTGGTTGTTATTAGGATAACACAGCCAATCTCCCAACTGTCCTTTAATATGCATGGCAAAATGATAGTTTTTAGATTTGCCTTCTAATCTTAGATTAGAGAAAGGTGGCTTTTTTAAGTCAACTAATGTATATTGCTCTTTCTTATCCATTCCTTTCAGTAAGGTGAATGCTCTCTCTTCCACAATCCAATCAGTTCTGTTCTGCATCAACCACGCTTTCATCAAAGCCTCTTCTGACTCAGTGGCATGAGAGCCAAACATATTGAACCACAAATTAGAAGGGCTGATGTTAGCCCATTTCTTTGACCTCTGTGCTTTGTTCCTGTAACAGTCGATGAATGTGTTTGCTTCCTCGATAGGCAACGAACCCCAAATGTTCTTTGAAATCTCAAATGCCACTTCTTCCCTGCTTATTAGATTAGTGTTAATCTTGACATTATACTGAGTGCCTTCAGAGAACATCCAATAAGGCGTTCTGTTCTGTAATGCATACAGTATGTTCGCAGAGTAAGTAACGTTCCTGTCAATATATGACTCCATCGTATCTGCACATCTAGTCATAGAACCATAGGCAATAATCTTGGCAAGAGCCATAGACACATCGACTTGGTTCTTCTTCACACCATTCATGTAGATAGTGCTACCAGTCTTTCGTAGTATGACTGAAGCCTCACCATTCGGGTATCGGAATGTTATCCATGTCCTCTCATCGGACTTACTGTTTTCATTAGTCTGCACGAATATATCATACATATGCTTCGCAAACGTGTTCCAATAAGCGTTCTCATGAAACTTCTTCTTTGATAGACTATCTCTGTTAGTTATCCTGATGTATATTTCACCATAGCGATTAACGTTCCTTGAAGTTAGATGCCTGTGGTATCTATTGGTCTTACAAAGAAATGAACTTGTTTCAGTAGTCCTTTCCCTGTCGCTTCTTATTCTTGGTAGTTCCATTTTTATTTTCATTATCATCACCATTTCTTTCATAGTATAGTTTCTTATTATACAGAGACTCTAATTCCTCTGTCGATAAATCGGTATAACCTAACCGAATATAATATCTGATTCTGTTGAGAACTAGAGTAGATGGGGTTTTCCTCCCATCTTCCCTAGTCCTCTTGTATAAGTTAGAGAGACTTTCCTTCGCACCAGCGTTAGCCATCCTATCGATGACATCGCTTTCTATTGCTAGGACTTGTTCCCTATTCATATTTCACAGACTCCACCTGCACAAGCAAGTTCTCCTTGCAAGTCGGTGTTGTCTTCTAACTCGACTACTTCTGTCAAATTGATTTCAGTCAGAAGTCTGAGCATAGTTTCGTATTGCTTCTTGCTTATCGGTTCGTGAGGTGCTTGCTTGTAGACACCACCATCGAACGGTAGAACAGATAGACCATTGTAGAAGTCTCTGTTCTTCCACATCCAGTTCCTTACATCATCCCATTCATCCTCACGGATGTTGACAGTTGCAGAAACATTGTGAGTGTTGACACCTCGATTGTGTCCTGTTACAACCCAATCGACTGATACTTTCTTCACTCTCTCCAACATCTCCAATGCTGATTCATCTCTTGTTATCGAAGTCCCATCGGGAGTCTTCTGAGGTATGGAGATGATAGCCTGATTCGGATTGTGGTAGTCATCCTCCACTAAATCAGGGAACTTGGTTATCAGATAGTTGTAGATTGCTTCTGTCTTTAGCACCCTAATTCTCCTGATGTAATACTCAGACCACCAAGCGTGAATACCTGATGATGTTCCCATAACTAGACTGGTAGTTCCAGCAGGTTTGACACAAGTTATCCTCGCTGCGGTATTGATACCCAATGCATTAGCGAAGAACTCATTCGTGCTTCTTGCTTTGTTTGCAGCAGACTCCATATCTAAGTCTAGAACTCTACCACTTGCTATCCCAGTCATTGACACACCAAGCAGAGCATCTTTCTCAGATGTCTTCTTCCAAACTTCCCTTAGATAGTGGAAGTCAGTGTAGGATGCTTGCAGTGTTCCTAAGAACGTAGCATGTTCTACTCTCTTGTTAAGGTCGGACTGACTAGACACATCAGACACATTCACTTCTGTTAAGTTACAGAACTGATACGGTCTGAGTGCTATTTCACAGCAAGGGTTAGTTCCCCAATCCTTATCGTTGCTGAAATAAAATCCGGGTTCACCTGAACCTGAATCTTGAACTCGCTTCCATAGATTGTTGAAGAAGTCCCTCTTGATTCTGTGTCGTAGTAGAACCACTGAGTTGTTTGCTCTTGCTCTCTGTGGGTTCTTCTCCCAAAAGTGTCCTGACTTAGATGTTATCATATCATCGTCATCTGCACTGAACAGACTGATTAGTGCTGCTCTGCGAATACCACCTGCCAATACTGCATCTGCAATATAGCAAACGATATCGTGTGCTTCTAATGTGGTTAGTTTGTCGCCGTTGTTCTTGTTAGCGAGAATACCTTCGACCTTCACTAGACATTCTTTCAGAGGTTGTGGGCCGGGTGCTTTCCCTCCACTGGTCTTCAGTGGACTTCCCTTTGGCCTGACATCTGAATAGTCGAATCTAACTGTCGTTGCTCTCTTACCAATGTAAGACTCAAACAGAACCTTGACTGCATCTGCCCATCCTTCGATGGAGTCTGCAACTAGATGTCTGTAAGTTCTCTTTGGGTTGGGCAACCTAATCTCAGGCAACTGGTCTACATGATGCCTCTGCACTGAGTAGCCAACACCTGTTCCTCCTAGCAATAGAAACATTGCTTCTGAGAAAGACAAGTAGTGGTCGATAGGCATGTATGCACAATTGTATACCCTGTTTGGTGACAGTTCAATCGGCTTACCTGCAAACTGCATCGACCTCATTGAAGGTAGTACCTTCTTTGGGATAACATAGTTATCATAAGTGTCGTGAATCTTCTCGTAAATTGTCTGTTTTGTTTCTTCGGGTAGGTCTCTCTTTCTGATAGAGTCTAGATGCATCTGTCTGTTTCTCTGACAAATCTCTTCCCAAGTTTCCTTTCGCTGGTCTGCTTCTTTCCACTTTGCATACTTCATATGCACAGTGATATCTGATAGTATCTCTTGTTGTATTTCCATAAATTCATCTCCTTGTTGAGTTAAAAAAGAAGGGCGTTGCACCCTTCCGGCAGTCGAACTACTACTGCTAAGACTATCTAAAACCGATTCAGTAGCCGCCTACGACTTCTTCCATCAGTTTAACTTCATTGACTGTTTCCCAATCAACATCAGCGATGTTCTCGCTGAATATTACTGTCTCATCGACAACTACCCAATGGTTAGGGTGGTCGTTTATCTGCTCCATGAGACCTGCTACGTTTACTTCCATTTCCGTGTGTCCTGTGTCATCTTGTATTATCAATTTCATTTTCATTTTCCTCCTTTTTTTTATTCATTCTTCTTTTGTTTAATCACCATTCAAAACACGTATTCTACCTGATAGAATGGCGATTGTCTTTTCGTACTCTTTACAGAGAGCAATGTGGTTGTTCGCCACTTGCATTACTTGTTGTAGTTGATTGGTGAGTTCTGCAATTCTTGCATCCTTCTCGTCAACTACGGGCATCTGTTCTTCAGTCTTCTTCTCTTTTGTTTCTTTTTTCTTTGTCATTATTATTCCTCCTTGTATTCATCTATTAACTTAGAGACTTCTCCCTTTGTTAAATCCTCAGTATTACCTTCGTAGCCCAATGAGCGCAGGTAATTCACCTGACGTTCAGTTGGCTTATCATTATAGCGATTGATTATTGCTTTCAACTTAATAACTTGCCTCGGTGACAAGTCTCTTCGTCTGATAACTCGACTCTCCATGTCTGTCAAGAATCTCTTCTCCCATTGATTGATGCCCATCTCAGGGTTGAACACTGGGATATCAAAATATTCACATGCATCATGGAACTCATGCTCTTTCTTCTCACGAAGCACACTGTTCCTGATTGCTATCTGCTTTCGATATTCCTCGTTCTTCAATTGCTGAGTCTCGATAGCCTCATCCTCTGCTGCTACCGTAGCCTTGTGTCTATCAATCAGCATGTGAAAGATATCCAAGTCAGTGATTAGTTTATCATTAGGATATCCCCTAGTGTGTATCTGAGCCTTCGGGTTATCGGGATGATTCCATCGCCAAACGATAGAGGCCATCTCGTAATCCATAGAACCCGGTCTTCCACTTCCTTTCTTACGAATCTTAGTCTCATCTATTGTAACGCCTAGAGACTGGTCATACACCTTTCTGCCTGACCTACGAACATTGACTCTCAAATCCAACTCCTTGATTTCGTTGAACGTTCTCTCAAAGTCCTCTCCGTTGTGTCTCCACCAAGCATCCTTGATTAGTGCTGCAACTCTGACATCAATCCATTCTTGAATCATGTCTTCAGTAATCGCATCGGCACTGATACCTGTCTCTTCTACAATTGCCCTCAGAATCATGTAGGAGTTAATGTGGTCTGAACCAACACACTCCCTAACATCAGTCTCAGTGTTATGTATCTCGAAATGATATACAATGTGATGCTCACATAGGCACTTGTTCGGATGGTTCTCTGCCCATGCGGGTCTCGGTGTTCCGATTCCTTGCCACCAAACTTCTCCTGTTGCAATCCACTCATGCTTCGCATCATCGTAGTTGTCAGCAACCGAAAGAGAAGTCATGTTCTCTCTCAGTTTCTTATCCCATCTACCATTTCCTAGTTCTCTCTTTGCTGTAACGTAATCTTCTCTTTCCATTGTTAATTCTATTGCTTCTCTTGGTATTTCCATTTTCATTCACCTACATACTCTTTCATGGAACATGCTTTGCAGTAAACACCGCTTCCAGTGTAGGACTTCCATAATACTCCCATCCTCCTGCATTTTGCACATCTTCCAATCTCTTTACTCATGTTCATCAGTTCTATCCATCATTTCATAACTTCTCTGTTCTGCTAGGAAAGCAGTTAGAAGGTCGTTTATCTTGCCGAACAGTGCTTCAGCACTACCACCAATTGTCTTACGGTGAAGAGATAACCAAACCCTGTGTTCTGCATTCATCACAACTTTCGGGAAGTCATTCTCATCCATCGTTATTATTATCGGTGGCATTGTTGGGTCATTAACTAGTCTAAATTCTACCATGTCCATTTTCTTCACCACTCATATCCTTGCCTTTCAGTCTCTTCTAACATTCGCAGAGACCTCTCATGTCCAGCCCTCCAAAACACTCTTCGCCAGTGTGCGGGGTCTTTCATGATGTCCGGCTTCTTGCCGAACAACAATGCGTCTTTCATGTCTTTCATTTTTATTTTCATTATTTCTATTACTTCTTTCATTTCTTATACCTCCCATTAAATTCGTCTTTGGGAATCAACGCTTGAAACAAACCACCAATTGGCTTGGCGATTTTCATCAAGATTCTCTCTACTCTCCTCTTCTTCAGTATCTCAAGATACACACGTTCCTTTCTCCAAAGGACATTGATGTTTGGCGTTCCTGCCAATTCTATTATGCTCTCATATGTTTCACCATACGACATCACAGCAGCATCAAGAGTACAGTTAGTTAAATCGTTATACTCATCTTCAAGGGCTTTCCGCCCCCATATCTTCATTATTATATTCATATTGTTCACCTTTGTTCTTGTGCTTGAATCTCTTAATCATATCATTCAAGTTGTTCTTAGTTGTGGCAGTCATGAACTTCTGACCACCACGAAGGAATATCAGGATGCTGAAGAACTTCTCAATGTGTTCGTGTTCTCTGTTCCTGAATCTGTCCATCAATGGGTCATCCTCATCCAATGGTCTCCAAGTGAATGCTTGCATCTCTTCAACAGAGACAATACCATTTGTGAATCGGATATACCCTTTCATTCTTCTTCAATTCCGTGTAATGCCAACCACTCACTGTAAGTCGGCTCACACAGACACAGACAAGGGACAGGTTCTTTCTCACCATCTGCGGTTTGTAAAACTGCCGTTCCAGTTCCATCACAAATACTGCAAACATCCTGTTCTCTCATTATCTTAATTATCCTCATACCAATCCCAACCTCATTAGTAATGCGTTTGCCTCTTGCTTGTAGTCAAACGACTTTTTCAGATAGTGGTCTTTCGGCCACCATTCCGGTTCTTCTCTCTTAGTCCAAGAAGCGAATCGCCACTTGTCATCAAGATAGTATTGACGATACTTCTCGATTGTTGTCATGCCATCAAAGTCATCTGCCTTCCTACACTCCATGTGAGGAGAAATAGCAATAGCAAAGGGAGTCAACCCAATATCAGGAAGAAGCCAAGTTGCCTCATCCATCTGTTCTGCATATCTGTTCATCAGAACCTCGACCTTGTGAATCCTGCTATATCTGTGAGTATACTCCCTGCACAGTGCATAGGTATGCTCACGCAACCAGCGAAAGTTCTGTTGTGACTCTCTCGCCCAAATGGTAGATGGGTGATTCAACATCACAGGCTTCCAACCTGCTTCCAAGCCAACATGGTCAACTATTGTAAATAGCATCTGCAAACTCTCGGTTGGCATCTTGACCACATGCTTGTCCAGCATCATCTTTGCACTTGTTCTTGGGTTTTCGTCTAAAGTAAATATATTCATTTTCATTGCCTCCTATTGTTAATTGAATGTAATAGCAGAGAAAGACATAGACCGCCACAGCCTACACCACTAGCGATATTAGCACCGAACAATTCCAGCGTGTTTCGATACACGTTTCTGTCTTTTTTATCTTGTAGTAAAACTCTGCTCTTGCGAGTGTGATATCGGATAAATGCATGGAGGAGATGATTCCATCACTGCTATTGATTTGCATTTTTTACCGCAGTAAACCGATGTTTGAATTGAGAGGGGGGAAGAAAGTCTGTCCTGTGCCATTACCTACGGGTAGGGAACTGCATTGTGGTAGAACACATTGCCAATGTTATTTATGTGACCGAATTAACCTGCTTTATTTTTTATAGCGCAAAGCCATTCGATTGTTCCACGATTCGGAATTAACCAAACCTCATCGAACGAACTCGTTTTCCACGAATACTGATATTGTCGCTAGACTCCATGTTCTTCGTTTCTGTCACGACCCTGTCATCTTTCCTTCTTATTACTTGGAAACCCCCAAGTCTCCACGTTCACCGAGCAACCGCTAAGATGCTCTTGGTTCTACGAACGTTTGTGGAGTGTGATTACTCATCTCTTCTAGAGACAAGTAGTAGAGTCAGATAACCTATCAAATCCATTATGATATCGTCATCTGATTCTAGTGAGTCATTACCTTGAACAAGCCTGTTCAACTTGTCATCGATTCTGACTTTGATTTGTTCTTCTTGGTCTGCATGAGAAAAGAACCTACTAGGATTCAACACTGAATCGCCATACTGCCTGTTCTTCTGAAGAAGCATAGTCTTCATCTCATCACAAACTTCAGCAATCTTTCGCTGAGAGTCCGTCATCGCATCTTCTGTTTTGCTTGGTGTCTTCGCACCCCAATTGTTCTTTTCTTCTGTCATGTTATTTCCAACCTGTTTGTGCTTTTATCATTTATTATCATAAATTATCAGTAGATGATAAAATACAACTTTAGAGCAGTGTTGCGTTTTTCGCTCTTTTTATCATTTTATCAATTTTATCACGCTCTCCATAGGAGAGAGAGAGTAGAGTATGTAACATAGTAGTAGTAGTATAGATGATGATAATAATGATAATATGATAATATTAATTATAATCATTAATTCTACACTGTTTAGCCACATTTTAATTTTCTCACTCAATGAGAATATCGAGAATATATGAGAATAATAGAAATTGTTGTAATTACACTACGATATGCAATATGAAAATATGTCATTAGATATCCATATGATATATATGATATAATATACATATAGGGAATGTGATTTACATCCTTTCTCCGAACAGTAGTTTTTGGTAAGTATAAATAAAGACAACTAGCGAATGTCTACTAAATGCGGTTATAGAAACTACTGCACAAATAAGAGTCAGCCAATGGAAACCCACAACTGAATCTGAGCAACCCTATTCCAATTCATCGCCTTATAAAGTGTCCACCACCCCACTACCCTGCCTAAATGCACTGCTGTTGTGCGTAAACTCAGAATATTATGCAACCATATGGTTAGACAACTTTGCTCGCTCTAACCTCATAAGGTGATGGATTTGTGTAAGGTCATGCCACTGATAGTAGGAATAGTGAACGGAATAGAGAAAGGCTTCAGCGAAAGTGAGATGCAGTTGGTTAATGGATTCGGATTCGGTCTATTAGCACAGAATGCAGGTGTTGGAAGTATGAGTGTTAGATATGGAGGAGCAAAAATCACTCCTGAAGAGTTCAGACGTAGAATGTTACTCTGCAACTTCGCTAACGAGATATACAAGATGAGTGCCTTTTACGAAATAATGACTATTGAGTTCTGTCAGAGATTGAAGGATGCCGATTGGTCATGCAATGTCTCAACATACGACAAGAGGAAGTTTAACACGGAATACAAGAACTGGTTAGTTAGATTGAATCAGTTAGAGTTCGATGCGTTTGAAAGAGCGATGCAACAGGAGGAAGAATAAATGGAATACGATATGGAATGTGAAGGATGTGAGGAAGTAGTAACAATTACGGGTGCTTATTTAGGTACTATTGATTGTGCATGGTGTGAAGACTGTGGATGGGAAGGTGAAAACCTTGACTCTTAAGATTGATACAGTCAGATGCAATATGTGTATGTGGAAAGGAGAGGAAGAAGATTTGGTGTTGTTTGAAGATGGAGATGGTTTTGGGAAAGGATGCCCAAAATGTGAAACTGATGCGTATTTAATGGATGTCAGAGGTGAAAATCTTGATTCTTAAGATGAGAGTAGAAACTGATGAATACATTTGGGAGTTGTGGGACAATGAGTAATTATCCCGATGGAATGACTTCTGCTGACCATGCCTACCTTGATGGATACAGTGGGTGTTTACACGAATCTACCAGTGTCGAGGATGTTAGAGTCAGAGTCAGAATACCAAAAGACACCATGAAAGGCGAATACATCGAGGTGGATAACTACGAGTTTGAAGCCTACTTCGCCTGTGATAAATGCAGTGCAGGTAAATGGATACCAGTTGACGTTGACTCGCATATTGAGGACTTAGACTGTCAAGGCGAGGACTTAGAAGATTAAAACGCCACCCTTCGGGGTGTGCCGTTTCACTTTACAAAGTCCCCCACCATATGGTAGGCATACTTTCGTGAGCATACCTCATAAGGTGATGTGAAACCATAAGGTCATGAAGCAGAACGTAAGCGAATATGACTTTATTGATGGATTTATGAAAATACGACCCGACAACTTCAGCAGGAACGGCCTTCAATGCCTTTATGATTATCTTATTGAGTTAGAGGATGGCATAGGTGAAGAAATTGAGTTTGATGTTATCGCTATATGTTGCGATTTCAGCGAATACAAGGACTTCAACGAGATTAAAGAAGCATATGACGTTAAGGGCTTAACTGATGATGACGTTAGAGAATGGTTAGATTATAATACGAGTTGGATTGAATGCGAAGACTCAATAATACTCCAACAATTTTAAACTCAACAGGCTCAATTCTTGAGTATAATGGGCAGGTTAAGAACGGCAGATTTGAAAGAAGCCTCTCATTATTGAGTCAATTGAATGAGGGGGCAGTCCTTCGGGGCTGTCCTCTCTACCCTTGGGGTGTCTTGCACAAAGTTCCCACCATATGGTAGTCAAACTTTCGTCAAAGGCTACCTCATAAGGCGATGAACTAGTGTATGGTTGTAGTCGTAGAGGTGCGACACACTATAACGGAGATGAAAAAATATGGCAATGGAAAATTGGAATGAATTTAGCGAGAAAGTAGTCGCATACTGCGACTCAGAGAATGCCCAAGTGGATGAGTTCACTGCTGGAATGGCAAAGAACTTCATCATCAAGGGAACAGAAAGCCCAAGGGAGCAAGTCAGATATTCAAAGACTATCAAGGATATTCTGTCTGATTTTGACGACAGCCCACTAAGAGGACGCACTGGCGGAAGCCGAGCATCGGGTGTTCAGAGGCTATCCGCAGAACTGCAAGCAGTTTGGGCTGGTTTAATATCAGTATCAACGAACGATGGCATCACCACTATCACAATGGCGGAAGATGCTTATGAGTATCACACAACCTTCGCCGGAAGGAAAGACGAAGACGGCAACCCTATGACATCATGGGGCAACAACGAAAACATGCTCAATGCAACAGTATTGGGCAAACTTGAGAGCGGGTTTGTATCTGCTCACAAGGAGGACAACTGATTAGGTAGTCCTTGCACCTCTACGCTACCCTTAGACCGATTTATCGGTCTTTGAGGTAGTCCGAGGGACAAAGTATGACTACCATATGGTAAGGTAAACTTTCGTAGAGTCGCAGACGGCCTTACCTCATAAGGCGATGACGATTGGTAGGGTCATGGAAGCACAACAACTGCCAATACTAACGCCAGCATACGAAATAGAACTTGGTCATGCCAAATCAGGCTCTGACCATGTTCTCATCATCAAGAGCATCAAGGTTCGTGGTGATGACCTATCTCTAGCGATAGCAGAACTCAAAGCAGGACTTGCTAATGTTCAGGAGTTGATTTGAATGCAGTTGCACAAGAGAACAGTAGAGATATCATATCCTTTCGGGCTAGATAGCAGTGAGAAGGAGTTGTTCAACCTTGAGTTATCTCGTCATAACATAGTCAATGTGGATAAGTGGGATACTGAGATACCATCCTATGAGCCTCAGACTATTGAAAGCACTGTTGATAAGTATACTGTCGTGATGTATAACGGTGAGTTAGTATTCAACTATCGAAGCGATGCTCAATCAGTCATAAACCAACTAATAGCACAAGGGCTTGAAGTAAACGATGAGCCTACTCTCACACAGGAGACCACTTCTAAGGTTGTTGACCCACAGTGGCGTGGTGAGACAATTCTTTTCTTGGATGTCCCGTATCACTTCGGCTCTTACAGTCAGAAGTTCCATATCGTATCAGAAAACGAAGTAGGTGAAGCAGTTGTCAAACTGTATGTGTCTTTCAAGGCATATTCATACTCTAGCACCTTGACTTTCACTGCTGAGTGGTCTACTGACAGAGTTCAGAAGTCTGATGTCATCGAGAAACACTTGGTTGATTTACCTACACCGATGATGGGTAAGATACAGTCAATCTTTGAGAGCATCTTCTACTCGGAGATATACGATAAACCAACAGAAGAACCAATTATCTCTTGTAAGTTTGATGTAGTGTCAAAGCACTCATCTGAATGCAAGCCCTCAGTCATTGAGATGCTGAGAGAAGCAAGAGACAAAGCCTCTTCGGAAGAAGAGTGAACATAACAGTTCCTGAGCAGGAATTAAAACTGCTCAATCACACTCCACCCCTTAAGGGAACAACTGGGGATGATGGACAAACAGTAAGTTCGACATGCGAATATGTGCAGCAGCGCAATTAGACTTAGATGAAGCCGGACTAGTCTAAGCAATGAGCCGGGTATGAATCCTTATCCATGCAACTACTGTCACTGTCCTGACTCCTCGGTTAATGAGGTAACACCGCTACGCTTTACGAAAGTTCGTGTTACCATATGGTAGCAGTTTACAAGTATTCTAGAATTGAGGGTATTTATACTTGGCAAGGATTGGTATTTCTACATCCTTAGTAATAATATCCAACCATATGCCAAAATTTTTTTCCTGTTGTTTTTTAATCTCTGAAGTTAAGATTCATTTACTGAGGGGTTATGCGATTGATTGCATGGTCAAAGAAGAACACCTAAAGGAAATGCTGGAAAAAGCAGGTAAATTACAAAGAGAGATTGTGAAAGAGATAAACAATATACAGAATGCAGGTACTCTGCCAAGGGATTTACACAAGAAAATGAACTTAATAAAATCAGGCGTTACAGAGTTAATTAGAGAGATTAACAATAAGATATACAGACAAACATCGCTTTCTGACTACACAACTGATGAATGATAAAGTCTTATCTTGGGAATGGGAAGGAATGGAGGAAAAAACTTTTGCTAGTGTCAAAAAAATTCCAGCCCATTTTTTGAAAAAAGAAGGGGATAAACATATTGCTACCTGTTAAAGCCAACGATAAGGGGGAGTGGTTTTCAGGTTTCATGAGGGAGAGTGAGATTCAGGCTCGTTGGGGAGATGGATTCCTGACTGCTTTGGAGAAGGGATATCCTGAGCATGTCTGTGAGAGACTATTCGTTATTGGGAAGTTCGTGGAAGACGAAGTAGTGGCTCACACATCGTTTGCTGATATGGGAACTTGGTATTTCATAGGCAACAACTACGTCAAGCCGAAACACAGGAAGAGTGGGATTCTGAAGGAAATGGTTCAGCGTAGGAACGACAGGTTGGCTCACTATCCTAAAATTGCAATACTAAGACCGATAGAAGAGACCAATTTGGTCCGGCTCACAGAGTTCATACAGACACTTGGATATTCAGAAGTATTATCGTATGCCGATGTGTCGGATGTCATGCTAGAGTCCGAGTTCGAGTTAATCTCAGACGAGGAACTATGGAGATGCGACTGATGAACTACACTACTCGTATTGATTTCGAGTTGCTATACAATCAAGGAGAGGTGTATCGGAAATGAGTTGGTCTGATACTCTAAAGAAAGAGGATTCATATTTTCCACCGCAAGCCGTACAACAAAAGGTTAGCGAAATCCAAACGCAGATAGGAACAATAAGAACCTTTCAAGACTTGTATAATTTTATTCTAGGATTGAAAGGCAGTGGTCTAGCGGCTGAAGCATGGGAAAAGAGTTCTCAAGGAAGATTTAGTTTGAATGACCAAATACAGACTTTGAGACAAATGCCTGTTGAAGAATATCTGAATCAGATAACTCATCAAGTTCCGGGTCTGATACATTATAATATGGAAGCCCAAATACCTGCGCAGATAATAAAACCGCTATCTAAACGATTTTCTAGGACATTCGGACTTAGAGACAAAGCAATTGACTTGATGCAATTCGTATTGGATAAAGCAATACAAACCGCAAAAGCACAACAGACGAACAAATCTTCGTTTGAAGAGGGAGTTGGGAGTTGGTTCGATGTTGTGAAACTCGACCCTTTGGAACACGCTATGAGAATGAGGAGCAGATTGGGAAGTAAGAAACCCGAAGTCAAAGATGCGAAGGAAGAGTGTGCCAAGTGTGGTTCTTCTAATTTCATGAGAGGGGATTCAGACCCTGAAGGAAGGGAGATTTGTGCTTTGTGCAAAAAGCGATTTTATTCTGATGCAGCAGCGACATCATAATTAACTTGGGTGGTATGGGATTAACGATGAGTGATTGGACAGAGGTTCTCAAGATTGTTCCTAAGTTTGGTGTAGCGGGTAACGAGCAGAAGATAAATCAGGAAATTGAAGTGTTCCAAGAGCAGCAGATAACCCCATTCGTTGAAAATATCGTTGGTAATCTAAAACAGGGTCAACTTCCAGTGTTCAAGTTGAGGGTTGACAACAACTCTGCTAACAGTGGCCCTCAAGGAGACACGTTTGTTGTTGGTCGAGACCAAATCAGAAGGTTAGGAGGAGACCCAAATAGAATCAAGGCAAAGTTGCAGCAGGTTTTCAAAAAGGCAGGATATAAAGCGAAAGGCTCTTTCATGGGCAAGGATATGACTGTTAGCATTCCTAAGACTTCAACATATGGAGGAAAGAAAATGACTGACCCAAGACAATTCCAAGCAAGGGAACAAAGAGGCGGTTTCATGAACAGACTTAGGAGAGGTGGAAGGAGAGTCAATCCAATGACTAGATTCAAGGATGACAGAGCAAGACAATTCATTGAAGACAAGCCTCAGTCGAGTGCCGTACAGGGCCAATTCTAAATTCGTCAACCAAACGATTTTAGAACAATGTTTATTGTCCACGGTATATTCAGGAGGTTCAGGTTGTGTCATCAGTATCAGAGTCTTCTTGGTTTAATATCCTAAGAAGTGCTGGTGCAGTTACCACAACTTCCGGCGGAACAGAGTCATTATTCAACATAAGTTACGGGGGAGGAAAGAAGCGTGGTAAGCGGAAAAAAACCAGTAAAGAAGAAGACGCAGACCGCCGAACTAGCACCCGGATTGGAAGTAGAATTACCCGAAGAAGTTCCTGATTTCTCTGCCTTACTAACATCTTGGACTAAAGAGGCTGGCAAGAGCATTCCTAAAATGCCGCAAACCATCTTGGAGTTCGTCAAGAACATGGGAGTTAAATCTAGGAAGAACTCGAAGGGTGAGACTCAAGATGTCAAAGCACCAGCGCAGGAATATATCGATAAAGCAGCAAATGCTGGAAGTCAAGAGTCCTATACTTCTGAGCAATTGACCGCAGTTAAGGCATTGCGTGATTATCTAGAAAGCAACAATAATGAAAATTCAAAGTTAAACCCGCAGAATATCAAGTACAACAGCATTGCTAGTTATGATAGAAAGGGCAAGGTTCTAGCACCATTGGATGTTTATGGTGATTACCGAACGAGGAAGTTCGTTAACTATCAGAAGAAATTCAAGGATAGAACATATGAGCAAGCACCTGACAATTGGATTGCAACAGAACCCGGAAAGGCGGAAGTTCCAGTTTGGCAAGCACTTTTCGCAGAAGAGCAGGGAGAAGATTTCAAACACCCTAGTCTCCTTATGATTTGTAATGATGTTCTATCATCCTTTGAAAGTGGAAAGGCGAAGGCATACAACACTAGAAGGAATCCATTCAATTTGACTATCAAGAATCCTAAGATGCGAGGAGCGGCAGCAAAGTGGGTTTATGAGAACATCCCTACTTTCAAGACTTGGTTCGATAGTAAAATCAACAATCCTTCCTACGTCTATCGCACAGGAAACATCAATGCTAAGAAATTACAGCGAGAAATCCTGAATACTAAACTCCCGTTGAACGATGATGAGTCTAGTAAAATACAGGCGTGGCTACAAACCGACTTCAAGGTTGACTTAGAGGAAGTCTACCTGAAGATTTCAGTAAGGCAACTTAACAACATGGCAGAAATCGCTGGTTTCAAGAATAAGAAAACAGAAGAGAAGGTAGAAAAGCAGGATTTTTCCGATTGGAGACATATAGTAAAGATGGTGCAGTAAATGAGATGTAGAGGATTGGGAAGAGTGGAAGAAGATGATATGGCAATATCGAGTTGTTGCCCATACTGCTTTACAATTTGTGAGAGATGAGTGAATGATTACGAGAAAGCGTTGTCCTTTGTGTATGCATGAGGATAGAACTCAACTTGAGGCTGATTTAGAAGCATGGAATTACACAGCAGACGCTCTCGACCAACAGATGAACTGGAAAAGCGGCACAACAGCGAAGCATCAGAGGAATCACATGGGCGGATATGTCGATTCTGCAAATCCAAGTTGCAATATTTGCTCTAATCCAATGAGAGCAGAGATAGAATCACAACTTCATGCCGGAAATATCACTCCTTCTGATGTTGGAGAGATGGTTGGATGCTCAGATGTTCAAGTCATGCGTCATATGGAGAAACATCTTCAGCCAATCGTCCAACAATCTGCTGCAAACATGATTGCTGCGAGGGAAGTTGACGAAATTGAGACTTTGAGCGTCAACGTTCAGAGATTGGAGCAAAAAATTGATACACTTTTTGCTGAAGACTCAACAGACCCGAAATATATCGACTCATTGACTAAATTAGCGAAGGAAGTTCGTGAATCGTTGAAGTATTTGTTAGAATTCAAGGGCAAACTGGTGCATAAGAGGCAAGACACTATCATCGTTCATCAGATGCAAGTCATCAAGGAGGTTCTAGCACAGAACCATCCTGAAGTTTGGTTGGATGTCAGGGACAAGATGCAGGAGAAGTTACAATGAGTTGGAAAGATATAGTGAAGAGTGTTCAACTAAGAGACACACATCTTCAATTGCAAGATTTAGCATTTGAGTTTGATGATATTGTTGATACATTGAAAGATATGGCTCATGAAGAAATACCAAAGAGAAAGGACATGACTAATCCTGACCATGTTAGCGATGTTAGAGAGGCTCTACAAAAAATCAAGGAAATGGATTTATTCAAGTTGAGGTGAAGATGCAATGAGTTGGTTTGATGTTCTAAAAAGAGTTCCTCGCAGTAAACTTGAGCCATTTAGAAATATGGACAGAAACACACTTCTTGCTGAACAAAAGAAGTACAAAGACTCAGGCAAGCATGAAGAATATCTAATCAATGCTATGGTGAATGGATATGATTTTGATAATGCCATACGAATAGCGTATGATATAATCGGTGCAATGGGTTTTGGAGGCAAAGATGTTCAAAGGTTCGATAGAATAAGAGAACCAGTCACACCTATGACTCACGTTAGAATGTTAAGGAGGAAACCAGCATGAGTTGGCAAGACGTTCTTAAGGAAGAAAAAATCGAGCCAAAGAAGGTGAAGCCTCAAGTTATGGGCTACAACGAAGAGAGAAAGAAGTTTCATCGAAAAAGAGATGAGAAACTTCGCAGGGAGAAAGAATCTGCTAAGACGAAGGATGCAAACCTCTTCGATTTTGGAAAGCAGGAAGTCAAGGACTTTCCAGTGAAACCGAACACACCGACATTCAAGATTTGGCAAGCAGCCTCGAAAGAAGATAGTTGGGAAGAGTATACGAAAGATGGATTGAGTTCCGCCCAAGTTCAAACCGCTCAGAAAGCAAGAAGACTCCTCCAAGGTGAAACTGTAAACATTAGAGGAACAGACTTCAAGTTGAGGGATACCGATATCTTTCCTAACGTTGATGCTATCATCGAAAGACTGAGTAACATAACACCGAAGAAAACCAGTGCAACTAACAGGAGAGGAAACTTAGACAGGGACATCAAGAGTTTCATAGAGAACAAAAAATATGCAGAACTTCTAGAAGTCCTAGAAGGCAGAGGAAAAAATAAGTATGCTGGAAAACAAGATGCTAGAAATCAAAGAGCAAGAAATTTCATACAGGCTAACAAGAGCCTTAGAAGGGCATTGTTATCTGACTCCGAGGATAAGTATCCTGAGATAGCGAAGATAAAGAAAATCCTGAAGATAGGTGGAGTCCCTCAAGTGGAGATTAGGACAAGCATAAGTGATAGCATAGTTATTGACTACATCAAGAAGATAATGAATGTCGCTAATTCCAACAAGAAGTTGGCATTTCTTTATGACACTACCAACTCTAGCATGAGTGGGCTTGTAAAATACATATTTGCAACTAAGGCTATATCACCTGCATTGGAGTTCATACTAAACAATGAGGCGTTGAATCAGTCAGCAATCCCAACGAGTTACAAGAAGCGTAACATCGTAGAAGACAGAGGACTGAAGAAAATAATCAATGAAATCGTAACTGGTCCGAATATCAGTGTAATCTATGACAAGTACAAAGAAGACATCGAAGCATTCTTCGGTAGGAAGAACGAAACCCCTGAACAGAGAGAAGAAAGAATCAGAGTCACATCTGACACATCTCCGAAGAAATGGCAGGATATCTCAAGAAAGGGTAATAGAGCAAAGAAACAGATGTTCGCAGATATAAGAGCAGATGAAGATGCCAATGCGGAGTTCGAGGAAGCGATGTCCGATGACAAGGGAAATCCCATGACTGAAGAAATAAGAGATGAGATAGTCGAGGCATTAGATGATGAATCTGCAAGACAGTTCATGGCAGCGATAAAGAAACTGGGCATCGATGACTCGTTCAAATCAATCAATGATGTTGAAGATGAGATAGGCGACATTGATGATGTTATCGAGGCTCTTGGGAACATGAGGGTAAGGCGTTCGGATAATACGATGCAAGCACTCTCAGCAGATAAGGCCAAACTCACATACTTTGAGAGTGAGAAGGTGGATGCTTGGTCTGCACTTGAAGATGTCATTCGTGGGGAAGCAGTAGACAACTCAATGACTCCCGATGAAAACAACGGGACACTTCAGCACATTGTTACTACGTTAGACAAGTTAGGTGTTCTGTATAACGCAGGTGAAATACAGGAAGACGAGTATGATTTGGAAGAGGGTAAAATTACTTCTCAACAATTCAGGGAAAGGGTGATTGAACACTATCCCAAGATAAGGAAGGCTTTCCTCGATGGTGTGAAGGATAGAATGAAGGACATAAGTGCAGAGGGCAAGGCAATGGGAATCAAGATACCTAGTCCCGAAGGCGGGTTTGTAGAACCTGCTATTTGGATTCAGATATCACAGGGGGTTAGAGAATGAAACCACCATTAGACTACAATCGAGCCTTTGCCTCGCTGATGGAAGGAGGCGAAGACGAACTCGATGCATACATGAATCGATTGAACGCCGAACACTTTTGGCCTAATGACAAACCAAAGGCATCGTTCAATGAGGACGGCACTCCGAAGAAGACAGGCGTGACTAGGAAAGACCCTGAGAAAATGACGACTGAGCAACTGGTCGGTGAGATGCAAGCAAGAGGGCTAGAAGAATACGAGGATAAGAAAGTCAAGGAGAAGCAGCCAAAGAAGAACGCAGCAGGTATGCCTATTCCTGCACCGAAAGGCACACCTAAATCACAACAAACAGAGAATGGCTATCTAGCAGAGATAGTTGAAAGCACACAAAGAGTCCCGAAGAAATACTCAGACGAGGAAATGGTAAGCCAAATCAAAGAGGACATGGATGCTGATAACGCTGCTAGACCTGCATCGAAGCAGAAGATTACCGAGAAATTGAAACTCAGGGACATGAAGAAGTTCCCTGATGATGTCCTCTACGTTTTCCTACAAGAGAAATCAAACTCAAGGGAAGCAAGCGACATAGCCATCATGCGAGGAAAATCCCTGCAAGGCAGGTTGTCTCTAAATGCAGATGGTGAAAGAAAGAAGACACAGGTAATAGCAGCAGATGTTCAAGAGGAAATAGAGAAGAAGTTTCCAAACTTCGATATGTTGAGAGCAACTAAGAAGACCCCAATGCTTGAGGAGTTAGTTGCAAGAAGTCTCGATATAATAAGAGAAGGTACTGATGCAGATAGAGTCAGGTTGAGCGGGGCTGAAATAATAAGTGAAGTGAAGAAAGACCGACAACTATTGAGCATACTAAGTATGTTCACAGAGAGAGGGGAGAAACTCGATGAGAAGATTGTCAAGTTCTACTTCGATAGATACCCACCAAAGAAAAAAGTCGGTAGAACGAATAGGGCTTGGAACAACTATGTTGAGAAGAACATAAGGTTAGGCTTCGATTCTGAAATTAAGACAGATACCGCAATACGAGTCCTAGACACCGAGATACCCGAATACATGATTCCAATCATGCTTCCGTTCAAGAACATGTTGAAGCAGTTGGATGACAAGAAAGAGAGGGGAGAAGGACAATATCGAATCTCTGAACTAAGAGGCTCTGAGATAATAGGTAGAATCGACACTAAGGATATCAAAAGGAGAAAGGAGATTTACGAATATTGGGGTACAATCAATGATAAGTTTAGCGAGTTTGAAAAATCACACAAAGAGTTCAAGGATGCAATAGACAAATTAGATGATGAAACAGAATATGCAAGCGAGTTGGAGAAACTCTTCAAGGAGTTCAAGGCTGTCAAAACCAGTGACTTGAACTACATTGACCTGTATGATAGGATGGAGATTGAGGACATCGATAATATAGAAAGCAAATCAGTGGTGCTATTCAAGAATTTCTTGAAGGACATCAATAGATATCCAAAGCAGAACTTCATCGTGCAAGAGGAAGAATACAAGGATGATGTCAGTAGATATGGTGAACTAGTTCAATCATTGGAAGCCCAAGACCAAGAAGATGAGTTGAAGGATAAAGTCAACAATCTAATGAAGATTAAGGTAGACCCTCTTTATGCCTATGCTGTAAAGACAGGAGAGGCAGATGAATTGAGTGCCGGAACACTTGTGAAGAAGCAACTAAATGAAATTAAGAGAAGGTTGAAAACTGGTTTCGTTCTAATAGAGAGAAGCGATTTGATACCTGCTCTAGACAGATATACGAAAGACCTTGAGAGAATGGAAGTCGGTTCTCTAGACAATTTGTACCTTCCATTGATGAAGGAGATAAAGGGCGGAGAGGATGACGATGTGCATGAGAGGATATCTGAGTATCTTAAACTCGTCAATGAGTTCATTGAGTATGGTACTGATTTCGAGAGGAGTTCAAAGGGCGGTAGTGTAGGTCTTGGTCAAAGGGAAAGGAAAGATGATGCGGGTAAAACTGTCAGAGAAGCACGTTCACCAAGAGTCACATTTGCTAGAGCAGGGGCAGGGAACACCCACCTTAGAGAATTGAAAACACTCGACATACATACTAAGTTTGAGAATCTAATAGACAGTATTGTTGAGTTCTTCATCGAACCAAGCAGAAGCAAGTTCAAGCCTTCGGATGAGAAATTAGGTTATGTTGTTAAACTTGGAACTCGGCCAATTGAGAATATAGCACAAGAAACAACAAAGGAAGACAGCCCATTCATACATGTTCTTAGAATGGAAAGCACAGACTTCAGACTAAGCCTATCACAAATCGAAGAGATGCGAGATTTCACAAGAGTATTGGTTGGGTTGAATGTCGGGTCAAAGCAGACTGAGTTAATGAAGGTAACAATAAACTTGGCTGATACGGTAGATGACATATTTCAGGGTGAATTGTCAGAGATGGTAAACATCGAGTTTGGTAATTTTCTGCACAATATTTTCGATGATGCTAAATTGAAGCCACAGAACTTTGGAATTGGAGGAACTAAGAAGATGACAAATGAGTGGTCTGAGGAATATGAATCACAGAAACTATATCCATTCGAGTCAATACTCAATCACCTAATAGTCAACAAGCCCGAATACAAAGAGAATGTGAAAGGGTCAGAGCCAATGATTGGAAACATACAACAGGCAGAGAAAGACCTGAAGATAACCAAGTCTGTTGAACAGTCACTTCTCCTGAAGGCACATGATGAAATTAGGAAGATGATGGGCAAGCCTGTCTATTACGGCATATCAAACATAGACAACTACGATGCCGTGTCAGAGGCGATTGATGTTATGAATGACAAGTACAAAGTGGATATGACTGCTATGGAAATAGAAAGAGTAGTGAAGGAGATTGACTCTATGCAAAGCATTGGCACAAAGTACGGTATCCCACAAGAGGGGGTCTATTTCCTCAAAGCAAATTTCAGGTGAGGGAATGGCAGACATACAAATCAAGGAAGTGTCGAAGGATGATGCCTTCTTCATGTGGAACAGGGATAACCCTGATGACCCATTTGTGAGAAACGCTCCCTCTTGGTATGACTTGGATAATTGGGTTATCAGAACAAACGATGGTGAAGTCGTTGGTGTTGCTGGTTATAGTGACAAAGGAGAGTATGGTGTCTTAGGCGGTTTGAAGGCAAGAGATAGAAATGCACCAAAAGGCGGTGGAAATTGGAAGGCACTTTTGCAATACAGAATGGACAAGTTAGCAGGGAAGCCTAAGATTCTAGGGCTTAGGTCTACGAAAATACCACAGCAAACGTGGGTCGGTTTACATAGAAATCTGAAATTCCAAACTGATGACTCGATGGGAATACCCGAAGAGTTAGTCGATAAGTTTCGACAGAGGTATGGTGATGATTGGGGAATCAAGAAGAACTTAGGTTGGAGATTCATCCTAATGAGAGGTGTTTTCTAGTGACTGAACTAGATAACCTAGACTTCGTATCTAGTATGGATATGGAAATATCAAAAAACTCATTCCCGTATTTCTTTCAGAATGTTCTCGGTATGATGTATCCTGAATACATGAAAGAGTGGTTAGACTCTATGGACAAGACTGACCGTACAGTTATAATTTGCAGCAGAGACCACGGTAAATCCGTCTTTATGCACAGTTGGGTAGTTTGGAATCTCGTCTTTCAAGAGCCACCATATCAAATGCTCTACATCTCATCTAACCAAAAACAGACTCTAGTTCACATGAGGGAGATTGACAGATACTTCAACCTGCCAGCATTGAAACAATTCAAGCCTAGTCGTGGATGGGCGATTGGGAATATTCAGTTAACCAATGGTAATGCGATTCTAGAGCGTTCCGTTGGTTCTCAGATTCGTGGTCTTCACCCACAGGAGATTATCATTGACGACCCTTTGAAGGAGTTTAGCCTCGCTGGTATTCAGAGAGTCACTGACTGGTTCTTCGGTGACATGATTCCAACTCTGCATCACACTTCCAAACTCAGGATGATTGGTACTCCGTTTACTTATACAGATATCTTCGCACAGTTGGAAGAGAACGAAGCATATACTGTCACGAAATACCCATGTCTCAATGCTTTGAACGAACCATTATGGCCTGAGCGTTGGGCGTATGATGCTCTTATGCAGAGAAAGGCAGAGATAGGTTCTCTGAAGTTTACTAGAGAATACTTGTGTGTTCCTATATCTACCGGAACTGCTCTGTTCAATCCTGAGTTCATAGAGAAATGTAAGAATAAGGAATATGTTTTGAAATTAGGAAATAGGAAAGAGAAGGGATACAAGTATTATGTTGGTGTTGACCCTGCTATCTCGACTGATGGGGACTACAACGTTATCACAGTTCTAGAGGTTGACGAGAGTAAGAACAAAGCAATCGTTCATGTTGATAGAGCCAAGAACATTGAGTTTAGAGAGAACATACAAAAGATACGTCTGATTGGAAAGGTGTTCGAGCCGGAGGAGATTCTGTTTGAGACCAACACATTCGCAAAGGCATTCACACAGGAATTGAAGAACATGACAGATTTGAATGTCAGAGATTTCAATACAACTAGAAAGAAGAAGCAAGAGATAATACTAAACCTTCAAATGAACATAGAGAATCAGAAGATAATAATGCCCTATGGTGACAATGCAAGTAGAAGACTCACTGGTGCATTGATTGAAGAACTCTCGATGTTCTCAATTACGGCTAGTGGAAAGTTCGAGGGCGTTGGCGCACATGACGATTTGGTTATGAGTTTGGCACTTGCCAATGCTGCTTCACAAGGAACAGGAGGGCAGTTCGTTTTACTTGATGACTTGGACATCTTTGATGAACCTACTACTACTCGGCGTAGTGTATCCGGTGTCATGGGTATCAACTTTTGAGGTGAAAGTATGAGTGAAAAAGGAGATAAATTCAGGGAAGCAGCAGAACTCGCTGACCAAGAAAAAGAACTCCAAGAGAGACAGAAAGAACTCACAGAGTCACTCAAAGGCGAATGGTTAGATGAGCAACCACTGACAAGTCACTTTGAAGTGGTCAAGAGATTCTCAGAGCAATATAATATTGGTCTCTCAAAGGCAAGAAAGGAAATGAGAACCCATCTGAAGAAATATGAGATAGAAGGTAAAGACATTCCTGATATGATAAAGGAACTGAGAACCTATCGAAGAACCCTAAAAGGAGAACCAAAGATAGCCGTTACAAAATCAATAGACAATCTAATCACCGCCTACTCTTCACATCTAGATGAGAATGTCAACAAGATATATTGGATTAAGAAATACAAACCTGCATTGAAGGATTTGACTCTTTCAGAAGAGAACATAATCAAACTATCTCTCATCCATGATGAAGGTACTCGAAGAGACATAGTAGATACTCTTTGCAAATATTGGGAAGCAAGACTAGACAGAAATGGTATGGCATATGGGGAAGAATATGCTAGACTGACCAAAGAGATGTCAAGCAACAAGAGAGCAGTCAATAGTAAAATCAAGAAATATGTAGTTAATATCGGTCCAAAGGAAATAATCAAGAGACACATAGTAAGGCTAGTGAGTGAGGAGCAAGGAATCTCAGCAAGACAAGTTCATGAAAGACTACCAAATAATCTATTCAAGAAAACATCTCCTGCTATGATATCCAAGATGGCACGTTCTGCCAATGTAACTGTTGTCGATGGCGCACTATACAAGATGAGTGACGAGATTAAGAAAGACATCTACGCATACACTGCTGCTTTCATTGACTCTGATGGATACATCACTATGGATAAGAATCACAATCCAAGAATAGGTTTAGTGGCAACCGGAGACAGAGGTAAGGCATTCATGTTGGAGATGCATAAATCACTAGGCTGTGGCAGATTGCACTTAGACCAAAAATCTCCACAGGACACGAAGCCAATCAATAGGCTCAACTTCTACTCTAGAAATGATGTAGGCGAAATACTAAGCAAGTGTCTGCCGTTCTTCAGACTAAAGAAGAAAAATGCAGAGATACTGATTGAACTGCTCCGAATGAAAAAGAGCCATAAGAAGGCTAGTTGGTATAATGCTCGTAAGGAAGAACTATTCAAACTAATGAAGTATGAGAACCATAAAGATGACAAGAACTACGATTTCGCAAAGTATAACATAGACATTGATTCTGTTGTCAAGTATTATGATAATGATAAGACAAGAGAGATGGATAAGTTAGAATCAGCGATACAAAACGGGGTAGAATAAAATGGTAGAAGAAAATAGACCCACCTTGTTTCAGCGTTTAACACGCAGGACAACACCGAAGCCGCAAGACAGAATGATATACAATCCGGGCATTCAGGAGAAAGACACATCCTATCTCATAACAGCCCCAATAATCTATCATGTCACATATCAATCTGTGATTGCTAGAACTTGTATTACTCAGTTAAAGAATGAGATATTCAGAAGAGGATATACTTGGGAAGAAAAGTTCACTGCTAGATGCGGTGATTGTGGGAGAGAACACAAACAAGCAGTGACAGAGTGTGTAGATTGTTCTAGTCAAAATCTCATAAAGCCTGATAGAAACCAACTGAAATACATCAAGAAACTACTAGAAGGTTATGTAAACAAAGGAGAGCAGATGTTCGTTGATGTTCTGAAGGAGATGGAAGATGACCTGAACATCATGGATGATGCATATATGGTAATGGTCAAGGAGTATTTCGTAGATGGAAACGGGGATATTCGTATGCATCGAATCAAGGAAGTCTATCGTGGAGACCCTGTTAGTATGCACATCTACGCTGATGAGAATGGTACTAGAGGGAATGAGGGATTCACCTGTTTGAATCATCGTAACTTCATCAGCAAGTCAATGACAGACTCCTGTGAGATGTGTGGTTCTGAATTGCATCCTGTGCATTATGTCAACAGGGCAAATGGAAAGGAACAGTTCTTCATCGAGGGTGAGGTTCTTCATTTCAGTAAGTATGCTCCTTCGAGATTGTATGGGCAATCACCAATCATGACTCTTTGGAATCACATCACTACCTTGATTGCTATGGAGAATTATGTGAACTCTTCATACACAAAGGCTAGGATGCCAAGAGGAATACTTGCAGTTCAAACTAGAAACATGGAATCCATGAAATCATTTTGGCGTGGTGTCAAGGAGAAGATGGAGCAAGACCCACACTTCATTCCAGTTATGGGAATCGAAGGTGAAGGGAAAACAGGTGCGGTTGAATGGGTCAAGTTCATGGACAGCCTAAAGGAAATGGACTACATACAAGTTAAGGAAGACTTGAGAGATAGAATCGCTGCCTTCTATGGAGTTAGTAAAATCTTCATGGCAGACAACTCTGCTAGTGGTGGATTGAACAACGAGGGTATGCAGATACTAGTGACCAACAGAGCAGTCGAGATGGCACAGACGATTTGGAATGACTATGTGTTCCCATTCATGACAAAGGAGTTTGGAATCACGGACTGGCAGTTGAAACTACCACCTTCAGAAGAAGAAGATGAGATTGCCAAACTACGAAAGAGAGAGATTGAAGTTAACGTGGCAGCATCAATCAAGAATCTCGGCTTTGAGGTTGATATGGATGATGAAGGTAGATTCACTTTCAAGAAGCCTGACCCTAAACCCGAAGCACCACCGCAAGAAGGAGAAGAGGGTCAAGTAGAAACTGACCCATACGCAGGAACAGATATCGATGCAAGTCAACTCGGACAGTTGCAAGAGCAACAACTCATGGGTCAAGGTGGAGGAGAAACTAGAAACAAACCATCTATGGAAACTGGTCCTGACAAGAGATTCACCGGATTACCTAGAGAAGCAGGTAATGAAAATGTTGATTCACGAACAGAGAGGAGAATAGGTTGAGCGAACTCCTTGACATTGTTAAGAAGTGGAAAGAAGAAACAGAGAAGCGTAACGCAGAAACAGATGAAAGAATTAGGAAGTATTTGGAGGGAAAAGCATGACTCTTTGGTTTGAGGAATTAAAGAAAGAGAAAGATGCTTGCTACCATAAGGTCAGAAGCAGATACAAGAAGTGGCCTTCTGCTTATGCTTCAGGAGCATTAGTGCAGTGCAGAAAAGTAGGTGCTAAGAATTGGGGAAACTCAGTTAAGAAAGGCGGAGACAACTTTGCTAGAGAGAAGAAAGAAGGGCTTCATGGTTGGTTTTCAAGAAGAGGTGGGGATGGTCAGAAAGGTTGGGTTTCCTGCCAGTCATGTGAAGACGATGAACCCGGAACTAAACCTTGTGGAAGAAAGGATGCATCTAAAGGAACTAAGCAACGATGTAGGCCGACATGTTCTGCTTGCAAGGACTACAAGAGAAGGAGAGGAACAAGATGAAATGGGAAAATATAGTTAAGAGAAATTGTGGATGTGGTGAAGACCCATGCAAGAAGTATGGAGAAGTAGTCATGGTAAAGAAGGGAAAGGGAGAGAGACACTTCTTTGAAGATGGTGAGCAATGGACAGGTGAAACTCACAAACACCCTGATGGAACTTTAATGTCAGGAAAGGAACATGTAGAAGGCGAAAGTAAGAAACTGTATCATCTATATGAATTAAGTGAAAAAGTGCTTCGCCATCTAAGCAAAGAGACAACGAGGATTGAGTAAGATGAGTTGGTTTGCCATTGTCAAGAAGGACAAGAAAGACATGCGAGTAGGCACTGTCTATCCTTCGGACAGAGAAGGCAAGAAGATAATGATGCTAACTCATGAAGGAAAGAAGATTCATGCTGGTGCTAAAGGCTACGGTAATTACAAAAGAAAGGGTAAGAATCGTGGCGGTGGAACACATAAAGACCCTGCTAGGAGAAAGAATTTCAGAGCAAGGCATAACTGTGACCAATGTAAAGGTAGAATTACTACCCCCAAGTGCCTTGCATGTAAAAAACTGTGGTGAGAGAGATGAATTGGTGGAGTGTGATTAAACAAACTGACATGCCAATGCCCGATGACGGTATGGAAATGGATACAGAAGAAGGTGGAATAAAACCTGCTAAAGACATGCATGAGGCAAGAGAACACCCTGTTGACCCTGCTGTTGCAGAAGAAATGGAAAAGACACTTTATGGTGGACAAAAGAAATTAGACAAGGACGGAGATGGAGACATCGATGGTAAAGACTTCAAACAACTAAGGGAGGAAAAGTAAATGACAGAAGAAAAGAAAAGCGTAAGACAATTGGAAAGAGAACTAGCGAATGCAAGGGCGGAGCAATATGCTCACCACAACAGGAACGCCACGAAGAACAGAGATTACTCTGTGGGTGGCATAGACCCTAACACCGTGGAGAAGAAATCTCCCGACACAAGAGATGTTCCTGATGCAATATTACTACCTAAGAAAAAGAGAGCAAAAACGCCAAACAATCCGTGGGGATGATTATCTTGGCGCAGGATTTCATGGATATCTTGCGTATTAAGAAAGAAGATGATATTGTCATAGAAGAAGAAGCCGAAGAGGTGGACGGTAGAAGAATAGACCCTTCAGAAAGAGAAGGCAAAACTGGAACACAACTGGTTGACGAGAAGAGAAGGAAGAAAGAGCGTGAAGCCAAAGAAGGAGAGGGACTGGCAGAAACAGATAAGAAACGCAAATTAGAATCTGCAACAACAATCTCTATGTGGAAAGAGATTCTAGAGAAATACAGCAAAACCAATGATGTATCAGACCCTACTATGAGAGGAACTATCAGAGAGTTTAGCAAGTCATATCTAATTCCTAGAAGTACAAGCAAGAGGAAGATAGATAATTTCTATCAGAGTATAATCAGCCAAGAAGCAGACACTGAACTACTCAAGTTATTCTTTGATGATGCGAAAGACTTGGGAATAGAAATCTCAGGCGATACAGATGCAATAGACCTTTCAAAAGTAGAGAAGACATACAATGGCAGAGAGTCTCTTGAGGTTCTGAGGTCATTCTTTGAGGACGCTGCTGGTATCAAGAGAAGTGTGTTGACTGGAAAGAAAGTATCAGACAGTGCATTTAGAAAAATAAAAGAGATGTTAAGAGATACTCAAAGCATAGATGTAGATGAACTAGGAGAAAACCCTAGCACACTATTATCTCAGTTCAGACAACTCGTTCTAACTCTAGATAGGCTCAAGGAAGAACAGGAAAAGACACTCTCTAAATCAGCAGACCCTAGCCAAAGCCCCATCCCTGATTTCATACAAAGAAAAATCGAAGCAGAAGTCGATAAGGAAACTAAGGATATCAAAGACAAAGAGGAAAGGGAAAAGGAAGAAGTAAAGGTTCGTCAGAAACTAAGCAGAGCCTATCGTGATGGCAAGTTCCCTGAAAGCACCCCTGAAAGCAGAGAAGCAAGAAGAAGAATATTTGAGAATCTAAGTAGTGCTGCTCAAAGAACAACTCAGAAGGTTAGAGAAGGTAGAGAGAAAAACATACAGGAGTTGGAGGATAGAATCAATTCAGATGAGTCATTACTTGAAGAACTACAACAAAAGTTAAGCCAAACACCTACTAATGAGCAAACTAAGATAAAGAGTAAGATACGAGCAACTGAAAAACAGATAAGAGAAGCACAGATAACCTTAGAGCAGAAGTATAAAATTAAGAAACCCAAAGAGGATAAATCAGAAGATGAGACTACAATCGACACTAAAGATACTACTTGGGAATATAATCCTCAAGACGATGAAGAAGATATTACAACAGGGTTCTCATATCTAGGAGAAACTGAAGTGTTTGATAACTTCCGAAGTGTATCAAAGACTGTCTCTCAAATAATCGATAAGATTGAAGATATGCTGCAATATGTTTTGGATTTGAGAAACAGGGAGACAGACTCAGACAAAGCGAAGGTGCTTGACAATACTAGAAACAAGATGATTCAACTTGTTAAAGTAACAGTCGGAAACTTTGAATTTATCGTTGGGAAAGACAAATTCAGGGCAATTAAGATTAACTGAGCATACACAGGGGGCAACTACATGACATGGCAGGAGATACTGAAAGCCTCCGAGTTTCTAGAGAAACTAGAGCCTAAGCAGAAGAAGAAGATAAAGAAACTTCTTCAGTCAACTCAGCCAACTGAATACATGGGACAGGAGATGACGAAGTTAGAGGAAGTCATCAAGGAGATGGAAGACCTCGACTTAGTTAAGACCGATAAACTACTTGCCAAGAAGATGAAGTCATTTCGTGAGAAGAACCTAGACATACTCGCAAGTGCTGCTGAACTTCGCAAAGACTATCAAACGCTGTATGACCAAATCAGAAGCGTAGCATACCCAAAGGGAGAGAAGGAGGAAAAGGAATGAAACTCAGAATCGTTGAAGATATAGAGTGGCATAAGGGTATGAGTCTTCCAATGCTAGGTGATGAAGAATGAGTTGGTTTGAAACACTAAAGGGAAGTTGTGGTACAGAGAAGTCAGATGAGATGGCAAGAGTTACAACAACGGCCTCCACCGGACAAGACGAAGAAGCGGCCAAGAGGACTGAGGATAAAGAATCAGAACTACTGGCTATGATACGAGAGAGAAACAGAAAAGCGAGGGAAAGCAGATGAGTTGGCATGACATACTAAAAGCACCACCAATTAGAAACCCTAGAGAGTCAGAGTTCAGTGATAACAGTAATGACGATTTATCAATGCCTGAGTATATTGATTTGTTTAGAGAGAAAGTAGACCCAATAATAAGCGAAGCAGGTAAAAAGAAAGAAAGGTATGCAAGCATCAAACTCACTGACTTGAAAATGACAGAGAAGAAGGCAAAAGAAATAGCAAGGGAACTATATCAAGACAAAGGCTACTCCTCAATATTTGTTAGTTCAGACGGTGAATTAAATTTCAAACTAGAAGGGGAAGAAAGGAAGTATTAAAGATGAGCAAGAAAGAAGAAAAAAATGAAATGTTACTATTAATGAAAGAACTTGTAAACAAGGTTAACGCCTTGGAGCAAGCCGTATACAACAAGGACAACATACTGATGAAGTCAGGATTGGTTGTTCGTGAAACTCCAACACCAGTAGTTGCGAATACGCAAGTACCTGATGGTGGTCAAATGTCTTGGGATGAGATTCGCAAGATGACGGAGAAAATGGGGTGAATCACATGCCGGAAAGAGTTACGAAAGAAGAGAAAATAATTGAATTAGCAATACTGAAAGCCAAAGAGATTTTACAAGATGCAGGTCATCTTGGAAGATTGAAACTTGATGAGGATGTCATGGGAGAGGAGATGAAAGTCAAGAAACCAAAGAAGAACCCATCAGAAGTTAAGATGGGAGACTTCAGCAATATTGAGGGCAAAGAGGATAAAGTCAATGATGGAAGTATGAGAAAGTTCGATGCCCTATGTGATGAATTGAGAAAGCAGTTTGTTGAAGGAAGTGTAGAACAAAGGCAGTCTGATGCATTATCAGGGCATAAAAATATGTTAGAAGACTTACTTGACGAACTGCAACAAAAGTTCCGGCAAGCACCTCCTGATGAGAGAACTAAGATAGTTGGGGATATGCGAGCAATGATTAGGGAAATGAAAGAAGTCAAAGACGTTGACCCTTTTGATGGTGCAAAGAAACCAATGGCACGAAGGTTTTGATGGTGGATGACAACATCAGGCGTGTCCTTTGAGAAGGAAACTAAGGCTCTATCAAAAAGAGTTTTAGATTTCTTTGAGAGAGTACGCTATGCATATCTATCTGCTAAGGAGAACCCGAAGGATTACGGTAAGAAGTGGAAGTCAACTGTAAAGTCTATTCGTGAAGAATATGACGGACTAGGAGAGTTTGCCTCTGAACTGAAAGAGAACATCACAGAGAAGGAACTCTTCGATGATAAGGTATTTGATGCTGAAAGCCTTCTTGCTAGAAGAATCTATGAAGACGTAAAAAGAATGAGGTTCGAGTCAAAAGGAGCATCCGACCCATTCTCGGAACAACTAGGAGACAAGGTTCTAGAGGTTCTACTAGAGGACAAGGCAACATTTGCAGCCTTCGTTCATTACGCATTGCGAAGCCATTCAAACCCAATCCCGAAGAAGGCATGGCTAGAGAACGGTCTAAAGGCTGATGAAATAACTCAGGGATACATGGGTCTAGACTTAGAAGATAAGGACATTCCCCTATACATAATCGAGCATTATGGTGACGACAAAGACTCAAGGAGAGTGAAGGGCAAGTTCAAAGAGGCAAGACAATTACTAGAGAAAGTATATGATGAAAGTTACTCAGAGGAAAAGTGGGATTCTTTAGTAGATGTTGACATCGCAAAGTCAGAAGAAGAAAAAGAAGATATTGATTTCATAACACCGAACAAGCCAATGTATCGAATATTTGAACTGGATGATATGAAAGACATCAAGGGATTGAGCGGTGAGTATGTCGTTCAAGAGAAGTATGACGGAATGAGAATACAGATTCACAAGATGGGAGACAACATCAAGATATACTCATACAATGAGAAGGACATCACTGATAAGTGTCCTGAAGTAGTAGAGAAAATGGAAAAGAAGGGAATAGGTGATTGCATATTAGATGGGGAACTTCTTCTCTTTCAAGGAGATGAGGCACTACATAGAGCAAGTGTAATCACTCACATATTCAAGAAGAAGATACCTGATACTAAACTGAGAGCGCATGTATTCGATGTGATGAAACACGAAGGAAAAGACTTG